AAGCTCATGACCTGATCATCGGTCATGTGTGAACTCTGTGCGAAAAGTGGTCCTGAAGACAGGACGAGCGCCAGTACAAGTATGATATGTTTCTTCATTATTATTCTTTTATCTTAGTTTAATTTATATAATAACTCGAAAAAAGTGATTTTGTTGCTATAGAAGGCTGAAAAGATGTTAATAAAAACAAGTAACCCAGGGTTCAACCCTGGGTTACTGATGTTCTGAGCGAGATACGGGAGTCGAACCCGCCTCACAGGCTTGGGAAGACTCTCTAGCATCTTAGTAACTCGCTGTTTCTGAGTATTTTTGCTACAATCAGTGATTACCCACTCACATATTACTCACAAAAATTATATTATTGTCACAACATAAATCCCTGTGCAAACTCTTTCTGCGTAGAATTTGTTCTTCCTAAGCTCGTCAACAAGTTTTCTGACGCAAGAGCTTTCTGTTTCTATTAAGGCAAAGCCTAAGCCGATATGCCCAATCTTTTCTGTTGCTATTCTAGAGTTTACAAGTTTGTTTACGGCCTCGTCACCTTGGTACATAAAGTATCCGTAGAAGTCTGCGTCTGGTCTTATGTCATCAAATTGTTTCCCGATGATTATTAACTTGGAACTCGCTTCCGATTCTTCGAAAAAGCGCGCTACATCTTCGCAAGCTCTTGCTAGATCAAATCTATTGTAGATTTTTCCGTCAAGGATTTCTTTAGCTGTTTTCATATATCACTACTTATTTCAATTTTCTTGTTTTCTTTTTCTTCGTAGTTTGAGAAGTATTGCACCTGCATCTCATGCTTGATGTTGTCTATGCTTAGATATATAGACCTCTTCGAGCCTTTGGATGGGTTGTAGTGCCACATATACATATCAACTCCTTCCCATTTCATGTCCCCGTTTTCCCCTTTAGGGTACTTCTGTTTGTATTGCTTGAGAAGTGTGAAGTATGCATCCTCTAGTTCGCTTTGCGTTCTTTTCTCGAATACAAACTTTACTTGCGTGATTGAGTCATTGCTAGTGTCATAGTGCACTTCTTCTCTTACATTATTGAAACCAGCAAACTTAACCTTGAACTTCTTTACTCCTGAAACCGTTTCGTATGGTCTGTATCCCTTGGTCGCAAGGAATGCAGTGTATTTCTTGCTGGTCGTAGTTATGTCTCTTCCCATTACAACTTGCGAATAAGATGTATAGGAGAACAACGCTGCTGTCAATATCATTAATATTCTCTTCATAATTTATATTTTTATTAATTATATTGCCTTTAATGACCCAAGAACCTTGAACACCTTGATTATTGCCTCCTTCGGTATCTCCTGATCCTCGAACTCCTCGTTGTATGCGTGGAGGGTGAAGTGAGCATCGTCCGAACCCTTGCGGACAATCTTGACCGTTCGCAGGTCGTTCGTAGTCATTATTGCGTACACCTCGTTCATCGGAAGGAAGCTCTGCCAGTCCTCTACGGCTTTCAATGCGATGATGTCACCGTTGCTGATGACCGGCTTCATGCTGTCTCCAGACGCACGGCACCAGAAATCTGCCTTCTCGTAGCCAGGGATTGAGATGAACTTCGTTGGCACGTTCGGGGTGTCGTTATACAGCTCGTCGTAACCAAGGGCGAACTCAACGTCGTAGAAAGGGACACCAAGCACAGGTTGCATAGTCTCTTTCCCATTAAGCGGTTCGCCTATGTACTTATCCCCGGCTCCAGTTTCAAGCCAGTCCTTGTTGACCCCGATGGAATCACATATAAGTCTGTAATCCCTAGACGTGATAGGAACCTTTCCGTTTAGCTTTCGACTCAGATTAGAGGAGTTCATTCCAACTTTCAGAGCAAAAGCATTACTCGTTAGTCCGCTATCAGCAATTACGGATTTGATTCTTGTAATGATGTCGTCCATAATTTTCGAATTTTAGTTTCAAATATGTAACTAAAACCGAGAAAAGTGTTAAATACTGTATAATGTCCTACATTTCTTGCGTTTTAATTTGCGTATGTCGGACAATTATTGTACTTTTGCACTCGTGATTCGGTTAAAGCAACAAAGCAATACCGACACAAACGGAGGGCAAAGCGACCGAAAGTGCGCTATCTTACATTCACACTGCAAAGATACAAACTTTTTCGCTTCCCTCCAAATATAATATGTTAAAATTAAAGCAAGCAAGATGAAAAAGTTGACAAAGACGGACATTTTGAACATTAAGCCTGGAAAATTCGAGGTTTTTGTTCTCGATTCGGCGAAAGCTCTACTGTCTGGTCGTCAATACGCTTATCAGATTGGTAATACAGAGCCGCCTGATGGCGTAGCGAGATACAGAACCAAGGCGAACTTCAAGAATCGTACATTGGTAGTGGAGGCTGTTCCTTCTGTGTAGAATTAATAGGTATATAGTGTATGGAAGAAATTATCAAACTCGGAAGAACCGATACGATGACATCTCTGGAGATAGCAGAGATAACGAACAAGCAGCATAAAGATGTTATGCGCTCCATTAGAAATATGGAGGTAGCTTGGGAGAAAGTTAACGGGCGCAAGTTTGCGCTGGTTAATTACACAGACCAAAAAGGCGAGAAGAGACCTTGTTATCAGTTGACAAAAACTGAATGCCTCTACATCGCAACAAAGTTTAATGACGAGGCGAGAGCAAAGCTTGTCCTTCGTTGGGAAGAGCTGGAAAAGAAAGAGCGGTATCAAGTTCCTCGGTCTTTCGCTGAAGCTCTGATGTTAGCAGCAAAGCAGCAGGAGAAGATAGAACAACAACAGCTTGCTCTCGAATCAAAGAATGAAGAGATTGTTCAACTCTCGGCTACAATTACCGAGATGCAGCCAAAGGTTAGCTATGTTGATACAATCCTTTCGAGTAAGGAGACCGTTACGACGACACAGATTGCTCAAGACTACGGTCAATCAGCAAAGGCGTTCAATATCTTGCTGAGAAACTTCGGCGTTCAACGTAAAGTTGGTGGCCAGTGGATTCTCTACGCAAAGTATCTCCCTTGTGGTTACGTTCAGTCAGAAACAGTTTCTATCACTCATCGTGATGGTAGTGCAGGTTCTGTAATGCACACAAAGTGGACTCAAAAAGGAAGACTATTTCTGTATGATGAGTTAAAGAAACATGATATTCTTCCATTAATCGAGAAATAGCCTATGCCTCGTAAGAAAGTTTCAGTAGAGCCTGTCGAAAAGATATGGCTCTCCACAAAAGAGTTCGCCGAGTATATCGGCATGAGCACTGGTTATATACACGACCTGAGAAAGAGCGGTCAGATCCATCATTATATGATAGGTAACACCGCATTCTTTAAAAAGTCTGATATAGATGAGCTCATTGAAGAGCATAAAGTGTGTTGAAATATTGGTATGGTTAAAGTTATAGATTTGTTTCATTTGCTCGTGAGAGCATGATTGTTAGTTATTAGTTATTTGGGTTTTATCTACAGCGGTAGATACTTTGGGGCGATGTCTGTTCGTTTAGCTTCTTTCGCCCCAAATCAGACTGAGTAGCTCAGTTGAATAGAGCAGGTTGATTCCTAATCACCGGGTCGCGAGTTTGAGCCTCGCCTCAGTCACACTCTTTTTTTTAGTTCCGTTTAGTAGTTGAATTCCTCTCTGACGGCGCAAAGATAAGCCCACGACCTTATAAAGTAGGTAGTTCGGGCAGCTACAATCTTGCATCGGGAGAGGTTCGGAAAGAATTGGAGAAGTAGTTCTTTGACGTATTGATGCACAGAATAGTATGCGTGGAAAAGAAGTAGCCGGAGAGCATCGATGGATGCCGTGACCTGGCGAAAAGGACGCACGACATACGAAAAACTAGTAAGTAACAGATATTACATAGACTATACCGATGAACTATGCTGAAACATCAGCACAAGCAAAGGGCATAATATAGGTCTGTATCGTTTGCTATGTAGTATTCTAGTCGAAGTATGTATTATTGCCATCTTACGTGTAAGATATTTATAATATGTATGGAGTGTCATACGGAACGTCAATGCTAGCTGTATCGGGAATACGGAAACGATTAATATCGTGGCATTCACAAACGACAGAAAGTTCCATGGTTTTAGATACATAAAACACAAGGTATGGTGTAAGTGGTATTCTTGCTCAATACTTTAATTAAATAGCAACAAAGAGGAGACTGGTGTAACCGGAAGCACCGCGACAACTAGATGATACCGTTCTTATCGTCGTGAGATGGAGGTTCGAGTCCTCCGTCTCCTCCAAAAAGTGATTTCATTATATTTAAAATTTTACTCAATTTAAATGAAGCTCGTCTGTGAAGATAGGCTTCACACATCGCAGGTTGGAGCAGTTGGTAGCTCGCTAGGTTCATGACCTAGAGGTCACAGATTCGAGTTCTGTACCTGCCACAAATGTTTATTTTCAAAACTCTAAATTGTTTATATGTGAAAAGATTGTTTTTGCGTATCTGGTCTGGGAAGATAGGGTACGTCTATCTCTTTTAGAAGGAATTATTTTTTATTTCTAGGGGGAGTAGCTCAGTAGTAGAGCGCCAGGGGAAAGGTCCTTGGAGGTCGATGGTGCGAATCCATCCTCTCTTCCCAATTTTCTTTCGTTTTTCAAGAATTTTGATTGGTTAACTTATGTGTCGCCCAGTAGCTCAACTGCATAGAGCCGTGGTATCCGCGAGGTTGGGAGTTGGAGTCTCCCCTGGGCTTCCCAAGTAGGTATTTCTATATGTTTTTGCTTTAGCTGACAGAGGTCGGCGCTTTATATAAGTCATTTAATGTAATTTGAGTTGAGTATTAATCCTCTTGCTTGTGAAAGTAGGAGGTACAAGCCACATTAGCTCAGTTGGTCAGAGCAGCCTAACATGGTGGTTGGTCGTAGGTTCGAGTCCTGCATGTGGCTCACTTAATTGTGAGTGCCATAAATTTACAGTTTTTGATTATCTTTGGGAGTGAGGGAGTCAATTCTCCCTCCTCCCTTTAACGTTGGCTTCTTCCCCGTCAAAAAATAACCACGTGCAATCACCTCTCCTGCCTTGCGTGGTTGGCTAAACGGAGAGGTTTTATATAGATGAAAGTTAAAAATACAATAAGAATCAGTAAGGAAAACATTAATGCTCTTCGGAATCTGGAATGCGTTGAAAGCATAGAACAGAACGGAAGGGATATTACTGTTCGCCTTAAACCGGAACGTACGGACGGTAAGCTCGAAGCCCGAAAGGGTGAATATCTTTTCCAGTGGGGTAACGGAATGTGGCAGAGGTACGGATCTGAGGCTATCAATCTGCTTTTTAAAAATCGCGGAGCGGAGGCCGGCAAGACATGGGACGCGTAGGTTCAAAGAAGTATTACGCTCCTGACGGGAACGAATACGATTCAAGAGAGGAGTATCTGTACTTGCAGACCATACTCGATGATCCTGGCATAAGCTGCATACACAGACAGGTAACCATCACGGCCATCAACCCGGTATGGATGCTGAAACCAAAGCAGCTTAAAACAAAGGTAAAGTACGAGAGAAGGTCATTGCTTTACGGGCATAACTATACTGCCGACTTCGTTTACCGGGAAGGCGATAAGATTGTGATATGCGATGTCAAGAGCCTCTATACCTCAAAGCTCAGAGAGTTCTCGATTACAACAAAGGCTGTGGTGGCAAGACTTATCGCCCACAACAGGAAACGTCATAACGGTGAAGCAGTCGTGATATTCCGAAAGGCTATCAAGGTAAAGAAGAACGAGTGGAAAATAGTTGATTATCCACCGTCCGACTGCTATATAATATAATAAGGTGTAAAAACTAAAAGATATGGGTATAATTTTCATTAGTTTACTAACCACAGTAGTTATGTTTGCTGCTGTATCATTCGTAGCACATCTTTTTGGCTATGACCAGGAAGAAGACTAGTAGTTTAATTCTAAATATTTTAAATTATGAACAAAGAAAAAATTATCGTCAGTGTAGTAATTGACAAGCAGGCTCTTGTTGACAGTGCATTCGGCATCTCGATGAAGCCTTCTGATTACATTGAGCTTAAGAGTGTTATCGATGGAACTAATCAGTTTACTCTTGATGTAGACGAGTTTGATGATGAACGCCAGAAGGAGAAGAATACTGAACTCTTCGCCGGCGTCGCATTGGATATCATTCTCAGTGACAACCCGGAGCTGGGTGTCACAAAGCGCCTCAAAGCGCAGAAGAGTGCTTATCTCGACAAGATCAAGAAGTTCAATGAGCTCAAGGAGAGAGTAAAAAACGGAGAGACGACCGCCATTGAAGGCATCTGTGCGTTATTGAAAGTAATGAAGGAGGGCAAGTAAAATGGGCGTAGTATCTAAGTACGGCAACCTGTATGATGTCAAGAAGAACATCATCTGCCACGCTCCTGTCTCTTCTTCACATTTCGAAAGTATTTTGAAGAAGGGCAATGTACTTCCAATGATGAATGGCGTAACAACACCAACATTGTTCGGAATTCACGCGGACAAGAAATTTAAGCGTGGACGCTGGCGCCGAGTATTAACACATTAATTCATATAACAATGGCAAAAGAAAAAGCAACTATTTCTGCAACACTAGGTCACGAGTACGAGGACCTGGAGGAGCGTGAGGATTTCCTCGCCAACAACGCGGACTCTGTTGAGAAAATGGAGTTCATCAAGCGATTTAACTCTGATGAGCTGATGAAGAAGAAGGACCTGTTCGCCCTTCAGTCTGCACGTGCATCTGACATCGAGGAGGAAATCAAGGATTTCCGTGAGCAGAAAAAGGCAGAGTTGAAGCCTATCAAGGAGGAGATTTCTTCTCTCCTTAAGGAAATCAAGCAGAAGGGTAGCATGGTTAACGAGAAGGTTTACAAGTTTGTTGACCGTGATTCTAAGATGACGGCCTTCTACGACAAAGAGGGTAATCTCGTTTCTTCCCGTCCGGCAACACGTGACGAACTCCCTAAGAATATGTATTCAATTATCCGTGACAAGCAGGCTATGTAGTCTGCTTTCACATAGTTTCTAAATTCTAAAATATTTTGTAAAATGAACAATGAAAAATTGCAGATAGACCTCGCTCCTGGACAGGATCATGCGGAGATTGTTCTCCGTGAGGTAGGTAACGAGAACCCTTATAAGCTTCCTGCAAAGGAGCCTCTTAATCTTCAGGTAGACGGTGTTATTACCTGCATCTATGCCTTCCTTGAGAAGCGTTGGGGTACAGAGCAGATTGACAAAGAGCATACGCATATCCTGGTTAATCGAGAGAAGCTCGTTGTTACTCTTGTTACAAACGAGAATGATGAGCGCACAACACAGACAATCATCGGCTCTATTCAGCTGTCTCGTCAGTTTACGGGATTCCATATCAATGACGGTAAGTTGTGGAAACCGGTACAGCTTGGTGACTTCTTCCGACTCAACCGTTCTTTCTTCGAGACGAAGGAGAAGAACATGGAACTCGTCAATCTCCTCAAGAGCTTCTCGGCGAAGGTTCAGACAACAATCAAGAAGGAATACAGCGACAATGGTTCCGTGACTGACAACTATGAGAAGGCTGTAGACTCTAATCTTCCTCCATCGTTCACTATCAATATTCCTATTTTCAAGGGCGCAGAGCCTGAGAAGCTTTCAATCGAGACTATCGCTCACGTCGAAGGCAACATGGCATTACTGACGCTTATCTCTGCTGATGCAGAATGTATCATCGAAGAATCCCGCGACAAGATCATCAATACGGAGCTTGACAAGATCCGTAAGCTCTGTCCTGAGATTCCTATTATGGAAGTGTAATGACAGAAATAGATAACAGAATAGCAAAAATGCCCGCCAAGGTGGCCTTTGCTGTACTTAACTTGCGTAAGGTGCATGCGTGCATCATGGAACTTCCACGAAGCAAGTCGGTACAGCTGGCCCGAAAGGCGGCATACCTCAACTACATTGAAGGTGAGGGTAGAAAACTCGGTAAGGTTCCACTTCATTATGAACGCCTTAATGAAAAGGGCGAAAGCGTGACGGTGGAAACTTACTTCAGATATTTAGATAGAGTTCATTAATTTTAAAATCTATACAAATGGATATAGAGCAGTTAAACAAAACGCCTCATAATCAGATTTGCGATTTGGCAAGAGACAGATTCATCGAGGTGTACAATCAGAAGTTCGGAGAGGGCGGAGAAGTATTCTTCGAAGAGCAGAAGGCATTCTTCAACGAAGAACTTCTCAATGGCTCGTTCAAGGGCTATCTTGAAAAGGCTCCATCACTGAATATTCATGATGCCTTCATGAACCTGGCAATTAACGGATTGTCTCTCGAAAAGGGAACTACGACACTCTGCTACCTCATGGGCTACAGTAACTACGACAAGAATACAAGGCAAACGAATTATACGGCCAAGATCACCTATACTGGATATGGCGAGATTCTTCTTCGCCAGCGAGCCGGTCAGATTGTTCGTTGTGACAATCCTGTCGTAGTTTACAATTGTGACGATTTTCGTTTCGGTGAACGAGACGGTCATAAGTACGTTGATTACGCAAAGACTTATCCTCGACCTGAAAATTCATACATCGTTGCTTGTTATGTGAAGATTATTCTTCCGAACAATGCCTACGATTACTTCGTTCTTGACCATGAAGGTATTGACCGCTTGCGTGAGTATTCGGCTAAATTCGGCGGGAAAGACCGCAAGGCTAATGCCCTTTACGGAGGAAATTATGTCGGCAGCGATGGAAGAACGTACTTCAAGGATATTGATACAGGCTTCCTTATCTCGAAGACATGCAAGCATGCGTTCAAGGGCTATCCTAAGCTGAAGGTTGGTCTGGGCGCTCTTTTGCAGGCCGATATCGACATGCAGACTCAGCAGAAACCGACTCAGGAAGCCTTTGGCGCCGGAGATACCGCACCGGAAGACAAAGGCGTCAAGGTAAAGGTTGACAGTGATTCACCATTTTAAAATTGTTATATATGGCAGAAAATACAGAATTGCAGTTGGTACAACAACAAGCCAACAATATTACAAGACAGATTGCAACGCTAAAATCTGATACGGAAAATGCGGTGCAAGCCAACAGGAAATCTTATGAGGCATGCGTGAATGCAGGTGAGTCTCTGTTGTTTGATATTGGCGTTTCCGGAATGAACGATGCTCTTGACGAGAGAGCCGCTGAGTTTATCAAGAAAGCTAAACTGACAGAGAAAGCAATGACGGAGAAACGTAAGGGTGTTACCCAAGTGTTCGATATTGTCCGTAAGGGTTTTACTATGATGGAGAACCTTATCTCTATCAAGAACACCGATTCTGTTGTCTATAAGATTCAGGAGAAACGCAACGAGTATGCGGCATACAAGCTTGAACAGCAGCGTAAGGCTGAGCAGGAACGCCTGCGCCAGGAGCGCATCAAGGAGGCCAAGATTAAGTTGAAGACTGATACGATTGATATCTTGAACAATCTCCTTACAGAGCATTCTTCTGCTGCTATCAATTCACTTAATAATACGTTCTCTCTTCTCACTCTTGATAACAAGGATGAAGTTAAGAAACGTATTACAGAGTGTTCTGATGTTCTTGACCTCGGACATCTGTTCGTTAATAACAAGCCTTCATACTCTTCCGAAATTGATGAGAATGATGCCAAGGAGATTATGAATGGAGCCTACAAGGAGGTTTCCGCTTCTCTTCTTGCATCTTATAAGCAGACCGTCAATGCTACGCGTGATGAGCTTCTTATGAAGTTTGATTCTAAGATTGCTGAACTTCTTGAAATCAAGAAGGCTGAGGAAGAGCGCAAGCGTAAGGAAGAGGAAGCTCGCAAGGCTGAAGAGGAGCGTAAGCGCAAAGAGGAGGAAGCACGTAAGGCTGCTGAGGAAGAGCGCAAGAAGCAGGAGGAGATTCAGCGTATCAAGGACGAGGAGGAGCGCAAGCGCAAGGAGGCAGAGCGGAAAGTTGCCGAGGCTGAACGCAAGGCAAAGGAAGCCGAGCTGAAGGCTGCTGAGGAAGAGTGCAAACGTAAGGAAGCAGAAGCTGCCGCTGCTGAGGCTGAACGCAAGGCAAAGGAAGAGGCTATCCGTAAGGCTGATGAAGCCGCCAAGGAAGAGCAGCAGAGAAAGCTTGCTGCTGAGCAGGAGAAGCGTGATGCAGAGAATGCAGCCCAGCACGCTACTGCACAGGCTCAGTCGCTCTTTGCCCAGACCTCGGTTGGAGAAACCGGCAAGCAGAAAATCAAGGTAACAAAACGTCTTGTTGTTACCGACAAGAATGCCTGGCTCGACATCATCCAGCAGTGGTGGACGATCGAAGGCTCAAAGATGGCTCCTGATAAGCTTGCTTCTAAGTTGGAATTCATGCGTAAGGCTTGCGAGAAACACGCAAACAGCGAAGAAGAGTATATCGTTTCTCCTTATATTAAATATGAGGATGAGGTAACAGCTAAGTAATATGTCGGAACAACCGTTTGATCCTTATTATTCTCGTGGTGAGGTCTCCAATTCAGACCTCACTGCGTTGAAGTTTGCCCTGAACCCGCAGCTCAACTTCATAAAGGAAGAGGACAAGAGAAAGGCTTTCCATCTCGGAACTCTCGTTGACGCTCTCGTTACCGAACCGGAAAAGTGCAATCATTACGCCATGACGGTCGATGACGAGAAATATACGGAGAAGGATTGGAAATGGGGTCTAGACCGGCTTGCTGTTCTGAAGAAACAGGCAACGAAGGATAGGTTCCTTGATTTCGTCCTGAAGAATGCGGTCGGTCAGAAAACATTCATCAATCCGCACATGAAGATGGAATACCAGGGCTTCGAGTTCGAGCTTCCGGTACGCTGCAAGTTCGACTGGTGGCTCGGCGAGTTCGGCGGTGATTTGAAGACCACCGCAGCTACATCACAGGAGCAATTTGAGGCTCAGATCGATTTCGTCGATTGGGATAGAAGCCGTGCATGGTACATGGACCTTACGCACAGCATAGACCCAAGATACGGAAACCAGGACTTTATCTTTGCGGTCTCCAAGACCAAGAAGAAAGTATTCTATAAGAAGATTGAACGTGGTGACGAGTTGTATATGCGTGGTAGGGAGAAGGCTCTTGAATGGGCTTTCCGCATGTGGTGCTTATTATAATTTATTATTATGTCAGATAAACCGAAATTATACGATTATCAAGAAGAAGGTGTGCGCATGGAGCTTGCCATGAAGCGCTGTATCAATGGCGATGACATGGGAACCGGTAAGACGGTTCAGTCTATCGTCGCCATTGAACGTGCAAAGGCAACTCCCTGCCTTGTTGTTTGTCCTGCTGCACTTAAGGTTAATTGGGAACGAGAGATAAAGAAGTTTACGAACCTCCGGCCTCTCATTCTTACCGATTCCGTCAATGCGACATACGGATATCATCTTACTAAGATGAACCTGTATGATGTAGTGATATGCAATTACGAGTCGCTTGCAAAATACTTCGTCGTAAGCCTCGGTCCGAAACCGTTACGGCTGAAAAACTTCCTGTTTCGTGATGAACTGAAGATTATCAAGTCTGTGATTATCGACGAGTCCGCAAGAGTCAAGGATCCGTCCACAAGGCAGTCTAAAATCATCATGGGATTGTGCCAGGGTAAGGAGTATATCTATGAGCTTACAGGTACGCCCGTTGTAAATCACGCAACAGACCTGGCCTGCCAGCTTGCTATCCTCGGTCGTCTGAACGACGAGTTCGGAGGGTTTGGCGAGTTCTGCAACAGGTACGGTGAGAACGAGAATCTTGAAGAGCTTAACCGGAAGATACACGAAACGTGCTACTTCCGCAGAGAAAAGAAAGATGTTCTTAAGGATTTGCCGGATCTGACCAGAACGACCATCAGTGTCGCCCTCGACTCGGAAACGCAGGAAGAGTACGATACCTGTCAGAAAGACCTGCTCACGTTCCTTCTCGAATACAAGAGCTGCTCCGAGGAAGAGGCTAGGAAAAAGCTTAGAATGAAGGCTCTTGTCAGGTTTATGAACCTTCGCTCGATATCCGGACGAGGAAAAATGAAGGCGACTATAGAGTTCCTTCATGATACCGAAGAGCAGATAATCGTATTTGCCGAGCATCGTGATGTCGTTAGTGCAATCAAGAAAGAGTTCCCGGATGAGGTTTGCACCGTAACCGGTTCCGATAGCCAGCAGCAGAAACAATGGGCTATTGATTCTTTTCAGGCTAAGAAAAAGAGAATCATCATCTGCTCCATCAAGGCGGCCGGCGTAGGTCTTACACTTACGGCTTCTTCCAATGTGGTATTCGTCGAGCTCCCGTGGACGATGGCAGACTTGTCGCAGTGTGAATGCCGTGCCTATCGTAACGGTCAGAAGAATGCGGTTACATCGTGGATTCTCATGGGTGCAAATACCATCGACGGCTATCTTTATAGCTTGATTATGCAGAAAGGCTCAATAGCATCAAAGGTTACAGGCGAACAGGACTCCGCTATCAAGGATGCAGCCTACTTTGATGAGTTGGCCGATTTGGTTTTACAAAATTCTTTAAATAAAAAATAATGGAAATTCAAGGAAAAGTTATTGCCGTTTTACCTGAAAGAAGCGGCGTCTCTGCAAGAGGGGAGTGGAAGTCTCAGACTTATGTAATAGAAACACAAGAGCAATATCCTAAGAAGATGGCTTTTGATGTTTTCGGAGCAGACCGTCTGGCTCAGTTCAACATTCAGAGTGGTGAGGAAATCCTAGTTTCTTTCGATATTGATGCTCACGAGTATCAGGGTCGTTGGTTCAACAGCATCCGTGCCTGGAATGTTACTAAGGTGTCACAACAAGCTATGGCAAGTTCTGCTAATGCTGCTGGCGTGGCAAACCCGACGAATCAGCAAAATCTGTTTCCACCTGAACAGCAGTCTGCACAGCAGCAAGCACAGCAAAGAGGGAACTCTGATGACCTTCCCTTCTAGTGTAGAATTAATCAAACGAGCATTCAACGCTTATGTGGTTCAACCTGAAAAATGTGTTTGAACTTGAAACGTTTAGGAAAAAAATAGCCGAGTTGGAGAACAAAGGCGCGATGGTAGAGCTGAAAGAAAAACGTGGACGTTCTTTGAAGCAGAATGCCTATCTTCATTTGCTCCTATCTGCATTCGGTCTCCAATACGGCTACACTCTAGACGAAGTTAAGACACATTTCTATAAGCTGGTAGTGAACAAAGATATATTCCTCAGAGAAGGAATTGATAAATTTACAGGAGAATACTATAAGTATCTCCGTTCTTCTGCCGACCTTACGAAAGACGAAATGAGCAAATCAATTTCTGATTTCAAATCGTGGGCAAAAGAGGAAGCTGGATTTGATTTTCCTGATTCTGATGAATATATCGCACTACTTCATATTCAACATGATATAGAAAGACAACAAAATTACATACAATAAGCTTATGATGTTACCAATTAATATACGTCAGAAGTCTAGCGAGTTGTTTCCTCATGACGCAGAGAAACAGAAAATCTTTTGTATGGGTGCAGCGTTCTCGTTAGGCAAAGATTTATCAGACTTTGAGGAAGAAGGGCAGCAGGAGGAGATTTACCCTTGCCAGGAAGCTCTCGATATGTGGCTTGCTTACAAGAAAGAGAAACGGCAGAAATATCAACCTCGTGGACTCGCGGCTCTTAAAAAGAAGCTTTTAAAGATGTCGAGCGGAAATCCAGAATACGCAAAGGTTATCGTTGAGCATTCCATGGGAAACAACTATTCCGGGTTGTACGCTCCTAAAAATAATGGTGTAAACAGTTATGAACAACAGCAACGAACTTTCAACAAAATTAGTTCAATCCTTACCGACTGAATGTAGCCAAGCGGTAGCAAAATACGGCAAACAATATGCGCTATTCTTAGACAAATATCCTACTCTGCAAAATCGCACGGATCCAATTACATCTGTATATGATTCTGTAGCTAGAGGCGGTATGTCGTTTGTTAGTATTGATAAGTACTTCAAAGATGGCGCAAGCGAGTTCTGGATTAAGATAATGCTCATCGACTTGTTTATGGTTATTGGAGCTATTGATTCGACTACTCCTTACCAGTTCAAGGCTATGGCACAGCGTATCAGACAAGAATACTATCACCTTACGCCTAGTGAGCTTACTAGATTCTTCTACGAGTTTTCTATGGGCGAGTATGGAGAAATCTATGTAGGAAAGACGGTAAATCCTCAAAAACTTTTTATTGCTCTCGAAAAATACATGTGTAAGCTTTATGAAAAGAGAGCTGAAATTGATTCTCAGAAGTTAGCTGAGAAACAGAAAAAAGAATATGAGGAATCAAAAAAGAATGCAATATCCTACGAAGAACATTGCCGCTTAAAGGGTGTTAATCCGAAAGAATCCCCTCTTGAAAAGCTAAAGAGAAAACTTGAAAAAGAATCAAAACGAGACAAAAATGGCAGACGTAAGTAAAATGGCAGAGGAATGGCTAAGTGAACATCCTGATGCGACAAAGAAAGAAATATGGATGGCCGGTTATTGGAAATCTACCGATAACTGGTGCAACCGAACCAAGTAAATTTTAGAATTATGGCAGAAAGAAAAGTGAAACCAGAAATCATGCATTTGATGATTCTTAGCAAATGCAATTACAAATGTGAATTATGCTGCAATAAACTGTACGATATTGAGAAAATTCCAGTCGCTACGGTTAAGGAATTGAAAACAATACACACTTTGTGTATTACGGGCGGAGAACCATTCATGGCAAGTATCGACCTTGATGATTTCGCCCACAGTGTCAAGAATGATTTTCCGAACATCGAAAACATATTCGTTTATACAAGTGGACTCATTCTCATGTATCGTTTACCACATATTTTTTCTTATATTGATGGTCTTAGCATCTCTCCGAAAAGCATGAAAGATTGGCTGGCTTTGGAAAAAATAGCCAACAGCACCTCTCGCGATTACCTTAACAATATTTCTAGATTGCCTAGTAACCGCTTATATGTGTTTAAGGAACAGGTTCCATTTTTCGAGGAAAGATTTAAGCCCATCGCGAAGAAACTGAACCTTAACGTTCTGTATCGTACGTGGGATAAGGAGTTTAAGACTCCAGACAATGAGATTTTCAGAAGATTACCAATACTTTTAAATTAGTTGATTATGGTAGAAAGCAAAGGCAAAATCGCAGAAGTTACTAACGCAACCACCAAGCAGGCGGTAGTGTTCATTGTAGTTTATTCTTGGGTTATACTAAGAAATATAGGAAGAGCAATCAACAAGGCAGTACACAAGCTGCCCTGGTTGTTCATCGTGATAACGGTAATAATATCATTCGTTGTCAGCTTCGTTCTTATCTCTAAGGCAAGGGCAGAGCGAGATAACTACAATCAAAAACTAGTTCACGCAACACAGCAGCTTGATAGCTATGTGGCTGCGTACGGAAACATTAAATCAAAGTAATATGAAGAAATACAAACATACAATAGTGATGATCCTGCTTATCATCGCAGCAATTATCGCAGGTTACGGGTTCATCTGCTTCATGGTTGAACATATTTTCCTTTCGCTCCTGATGCTCTTCTGTATCAGCTGCGCATTGGCAGTAAAGAAGGAGGTGTAGGAATGTCGGCATATAATTTCACACCGAAAGGAGCATTCTTCATCAACTACAAGGAGCCTGACAGGGAAACCGTAGACCATATAACATCGCTCTATTACCTCATTATCGGTTCTCTCGCTACAATCACACAGACGGCAATCAAAGACTTACACGACAATCTCAGTGAGAGGAAGGACCTGTTTAAGCATGAGCTTAAGTATCGCATAAAGGAGGCATTCTCCCGTTCTGAGACTCTTATAGGTATATTCAAGAAGTATACTACCGAGATTTCGCAGTATGAACTCTGGCTTGATATTACAGACAGCATGGAGGAAGACCTGAAGATTGATATACAGAGACTCTTCTACACGACCGATAATATTCTTCTGAAGAACAACATCAAGGAGCACAAGCTTCAGGCGTATGCATGCGTAGCCTACAACCTGTCAATCATGCTGCACGATATGTGTACGAAGTTTGATGACGTTATGAGTGAACGCGGCATCAGTTCCGGCAGCATAAGACCTTGCGGAGAATTCATCCAGTCTATGTATGGCATGTATGCCTCGATGAGGGAGGTAGCCAGGATCCTTATACCTGATAAGGATGCTGAATACTTCAAGGAAGGTGGTCAGATTTACAGGGCTTTGCAGGTGGTTGCAATGAAGGTATGCAATCCGGAAAGGATAGACAAAGCTGCCGACGAAGGACTGAAGCTTAATGGCGTTGACTATCATGGTGAAGAACATCAGAATAACGCATTCCTTCCTTGGAACGGCATCCAGGTTAACTTCCTGTCACGTAACTTTGACAAGATGTCTGATGAAGAGCTCGCGAAAGCTCTTGGGCGATCAGTTGGCGCAGTAAAGGCAAAAATGAGACAACTTAAACTAAAAAGAACGGAATAGTATGAGTGGAGGCGCATTTGATTATGCTCAGTACAGAATTGCTGACATATACACGGAAATAGAGGATGAAATCTACGGTCATAATCTTGATGATGAATTTGACGTAAATCGGTATATTGAAGATCATTGGTTAGAGGATTCCGAGAAAGAATACGTTCGTAAGCATCATCATACAATACCTAATCGTAGCGAGTATTCTAAGGAAACCATCAAGGAGTTCAAGAAAGGTATAGCTCTACTAAAGAAAGCCGAGGTTTACGCACAGCGCATTGACTGGTTACTTAGTGGCGATGATGGCGAAGATAGCTTTCATAAGCGTTTGAAACACGACTTGGAAGAATTAAAACGTAAAAAACAATAGCTTATGGAAGATTTACCTATTGGGTCAGAAATCGTCTTGAAGGTGGTTAAGACAGAGAAAGAACAATGTAATGGCTGTTTTTTCGATGAGATATGTAACAATATCTATGAGAATGTTTGCGGAGATTTTGCCTGTAGCGCAAGCACTAGAAAAGACGGAAAGGCTGTTCAATTTAAAAGAGTGAAGTGATATGAAGAAAATCAAAAGCAAGAATGTTCAGAACTATGTTATGAACGATATGGTGTGGAAGGTTGATTTGCCAAGGCTCTTGAAAGAGATAGCTGAGTGTTCAAAAAGCACTCCTTATCCTGTGACTTTTACGATTTTGACACGTGTGCTTGGAATACTCACAGAAAGGGCTATTGAGATTAATGACCCTGCACTAAACATCATTATGATGAACCTCGGACTTTACGAAGGAGTGCATGATAAGAACGCAGGTGTGGTTATATCTCGATTACGCAAGTTGATTACTTGTAACAAATAACGTGGAGGGCTAATTATGGCAACATCAAGAAAGAAACAATTATGGTATCTTTGGATAGCAAGAGATGAACGTCAACAACATCCAAAATATCATAATGAATTGGAGCTACATGGTAAGCTCCATGTATTTTACGATTCACCAATATTAAAAAATGGCAAATGGACATTGGCAAGACAATTAGGCGGAGAGATACCTTCTTATATGTTTCCTGAGTTAAAGGAATGCTGTTGCCAGAAATTCATAGGCATGATTGGTGATCTGGAAAATAAGCTTCCAAAAGTAATTGAGTTTATTAATACAGACAATAGAAAGGAGTAAGATATGGGCAAATATGCTGTATATGATTCTCACGAAAGAGAATATCCTTTTTCATCAGATTCTTATGAAGAGTGTGAGAAATGGATTGAAGAACATGGTAATGATATTGATATGTGTGTAATTCCATAGGAGGCGAGCAATGAAAGAGCTTAAAGTTGGAGAAAGAGTAACTCTTGAAGTTACCGAGACTAATAAAGAATCTTGCGAAGGGTGCTTCTTTGACAGTAAGATGTTTTATTGCGAAGCATGGCGTAAATACCCTTGTAGCGTCAAAATACGTTCAGACCATAAAAGTGTAATCTTTAAGGAAGTAAAGGAGTAAAGCGTATGAGCGAAACATTCATAAATTTGACTAGAATGCAGATGGCATATTTATCTGCTGTCAGCTATTATGGTAATCCTTTTGGTATGGAATATCATAGACCAAATAATGGCTATGGCAGCGTTCCATCTGATAGACAGAAGTGTCAGCCAAAGGCGCAGCATGAGTTTACCATCAAGGGTGTTAAGATTATGGCAGCTTCTAAGAAAGATGCTATTAAGAAGTTTAATCATCGTAAAAAGTAAAGCGTATGGGCGAAGTAAAAAATGAAATTCTAGGAATTGCTTTCTGGATATTTTTAACGGTTTATTTTTTAATTTGTAGCGTTATAGCAGCATATCTATGTGGTTATTTCTCACCAGATTGGTATAAAAGATATAAGAATCTTAAAAAGTAAAGCGTATGTATTTTGAATATAGAATCGTCAAAATTGAGAAAGGTTTGTTTCTCATCGAATATAAGACAGCTCCTTATGGAGTTTGGCATGAAGTAAAAAACAAACAGTTCAAGACTAAGCCAAAGGCAGAAGCTTGGGCTAGAAAGAACTTAGGTTAATGAAGTAAAGCGTATGGATAAGCTAGAATACATTCCAGGAGATTTTATCTCTGTATATGTAGGTGTAAAGAAATATATCGTTGAGGTAATTGGTACGGAAAACGAAAATGAAGTACTCTCATACCAAATCAAGTTCCCAAATGGAGAAATTCAATATGCTGATAAGGATAATATTGTTCCGATTCCGCTCACTCCAGAGATTCTAGAGAAGAACGGATGGAAGAACGATGGCTATGATTGGTATAAATTGCCAACAAAAAGAGCTTATCTGTATATAACAAAAGATATAATAACTTTGGGTGAGTTCTTGGTGTGCGTAGGTCTAGACAGACACAATCTTGCTAGTATTAACTTTGTTCATCAGTTACAGCACATTCTCTTCGGTCTAAGACTTAACTCCGAAATGGAGGTGTAGGATGATTATAGTATTATCAATCATATTCATAGCTATAGGCATAGCATTTATGTATGTAGGCATAAGAATTTGCAGAGTTGTATGGTTTGCTCATGAATGGCTGCTTGTTTTTGCAATAGGCTTGTGTTTTGTTTTGATGGCTATAAAACAATTAATGGAGGTGTAAATATGGCATTAGAAGTAGTAGTTTTAGATAAGGATGAATATAAGGCACTTATTGATAATCAAGCTGACAAAGACGAATTAGAGTATTTGAAAGCTTGCCAATATGCTTTAGAATCGTTTAATAGAGTCAGAGGCTTATGCCCTAAGTGTAAAAAGTCCGTTGTAATTTGGGGGTGGGTATGTCCTTGTTGTGGGTATGATTCAAGTGGTGAAGAATTATATAAATATGGTGATTAACAGCCTTCGGGCACAAGAAACAAATCGTATGAAAAAGAAATGTAAGCACCAAACAAATAATGGATGGTGCAAGGCAAGAGGTGGGACTTGTATCTGGTCGGAATATACTCCCGAAGCTTGTCTTAAAAGAGAAGAAGTTTAACCGCCTTCAGGCACAAATTTAAAAATATGACAGAAATAGAATTATACAACAAATTACAAAATGTAGAAGGTCGTTTAAAGATGATGGATTCACAAATATTAGAGCTTCGCAAAAAGCAGAATGGTATAATGAACGACTTTCTTAGTTTGTTACCTTTTCAAGAAGGTGACAAAGTGAAAGATAAAAATGGCAATATCTTTATCATAGAACGTCTAAAAAGAGCCATGTCTCTTGGCAAGAATGAAATCAAGGTTCATTTTTTTATCCGAAAAATAAAGAAAAACGGAGAACCTTACAAAGACGTAAACCAAGCTTGGGGAATTGATTATTTTTCCCTTGAGAAAGTAGTAGAGTAATAACCATCCTGTAATTGATATAAATAAAAAGTAACATGAATACAGAAAAATTAGAAAGAGCAAACATCTTAGCCAAGAGTTTAATTCCTAAAGTAAATGAACTCTTAAATTTGTCTCCAAAATCAATGCGTAGTAGTCTTGCTGATGCTATTTGTGGGCTTTCAGAGTGTGATGAAGAGTTTAAAACAAAATTCAAGCAGCTTCTGAATGAAACAAAACAGAGATTTCAGAAAGAGTTTGATGAGATTTAGTAACTAACCGTCCTTATAGGACATAAATATAAGTGATATGTTAAAAGCTATGTTAAGTCAGCCAATGGCTAGAAAAACAGACGAAGAAATCGTAAGCTGGCTGAATCAGCACATTTTTTTTGAAAGTGGGTACGATATTACTGAAGGACCATTCCCATTACCGGCAACTATTGGTGAGGGGTTTAGGTTTCAATCATTAGATTTTTTCAATAAAAATGTGGTTGACTATGTTACAAAAGCCAGCCGTAAAAATGGTAAGCGTGTGTTACGTTTTAGAATTTCAACTTTTATCGGGTTATGTGGAGGAGCCTGTCATTATTTCTGTAAGGCATATTCAGCAATTCACAACACAGATGTCAATGATGCATCACATTATATCAGTGGATATATTACAGATGTAGATGACAAGGCAATAGATATTCCGAGTGAATCTCGTTCCCTTGCATTTGATATTGGCGTTCCTTTAACGAAGGAAATGATACAAAGAGATATGGGACATTATGAATACTCAGAAGTTGGCGATTGTGGCACAGCGTTACGTTCCAAAGATGACTTTTATGAAGTCATTGAAAAGCTAAAAGAAGTGTTTGATATGGAACAATGGAGTTTTGAAATTGATGAATAACATTAACTAGGTAAAACTATGAACAAAGAAATAAAACATTACACAGAAACAAAAGCAATTAAGGCAATGCCTATGACAATGGGAAGCCTACGAGCGCAAGCTTTTGAAATGGTAACAGAGTAACTAACCACCCTCTCCCTTTTACAGGAGAGGGTAAAAAGAAGAAAAGGGATGATAAGACAATCAGGAATAAAAACAGAAAGAATCAGAAGCGGAATGTACCAATTATATTACAAACACCACTCGCCAATAATATTAAGAGTTGATAATATCGGGTGGCAGGCTATACTTCCTTCTGGTGGATTTGCAAATGCAAGAACAAAAGCACAATGTGTTATACTTGCATGTTTGGAAATTGATAAAACAGAACCAATAGAGGAAGACCTTGCTACAGGCAAATATGTTAGTTGGTGGCAAGATGACCCTATGTTTAAGGCAAAGGAGGATAAGCAATGAGTAAAGAATCCGTAATACAAAGCATGAAGGAAGATTTAGATTATCGTAATGCTTTCGGAAAATATATAACGTCTTGCGAAGGCTATCTTTTGGCTATGCATGCACTGAGTGCGCCTAGTGTAGCAGAAGAATATGCTAAATGGAAATTAATGGATTTGGGGCTATTATGACAAGAGAAGAATTACAAAATAAATTCGGCGATGCTATCTGTGAGTATTGCAACAAGAACATTATTTCAAAATATAACATCGGCATAGGTTGGCTTTGCGAAGGTTTGTTTTGCGAGGAAGCACAAGATGGCTACGCAGCAGAAAATAACATAGAGTTGGAGGATTGATATGACAGAAGAAATTTATAACAAAGCTACAAACTTAAGAAGTTTAATTGAAAAAGACAAGAAGGCTCTTAAGTATTGGAAGGAAGCAGTAGATGCAACAGAAGAAACTATCACATTGTCTAACGGATTAGGATATAATGGATATGTAAAAACATCTATTGCTATGTTTATATCTTTCAAAGAATTGAAAGATATGGCTATTGAGAGACTTACAAAGAGTTTAGAACGATATCAAAAAATGTATGAAGAATTATAATGGAGGACTAAATTATGGACAGAAATCAAGCTAAAGAATTTTATCCTATCTTGCAAGCTTTTGCAGAAGGAAGGGTGATTGAGTGTAGAACAAAACCAAGTGCCGTAAAAGGTACAGATGTTCCGAATGATTGGACGGAAATGACAGAGATTGAGTTTTGGAATAATACAGAGTACCGTGTTAAGCCAGAACCAAAGTGCCGTCCATTCAAGGATGAAAAAGAATGCTGGGCTGAAATGCAAAAACATCAGCCTTTCGGGTGGACGTATGATTATACAAATAATATCTGGGATAGTATTACAAGAGTAACTAGTAGCGGAATTATATACGAAGAAGATATGATGTGTTTTGAAGACGTTTTTAATAGAGTAAAATTTGCCGATGGAACTCCATTCGGTATTAAAGTGGAGGAATAGTTATGGATAAAAACGTTTGTGATAATACATTAGTCTTTGGTAGCTGCCATGCTAGAAGCTGTATTGAAGTGCCTTCTTTGGAAGCAGGAAGAGCGAAATGGAAGGCTTTCTATGATAAGTTCCCTTGGCTTAAAGGTCAACCTTTCTATCTTAGACGTTCATGCTTCTGGGATGGAGGTGAAAGAAATTTGAAGTCGATAAAAATAAAACTTAAAAAGATATAGTTATGGCATGGGTAGCAAAAGATTATATCGGAGAATGGATATTCAACTCCAAGCCTGATATGTGGGCTGGTGATTGTATCGAACATAATTATTGGTTGCCACAAGATAGATATGGAGCTTATGGCTTTCAACTTCCAAAAGGTAGCATAAAAAAACTCATCGGAAGAGAATTGTCTTGGAGCGATGAGCCAGTCAAACTTAAATAAAGATTGAATATGAACGAGTTATTAAATGGAATAGTTGTAACAACAAATATAAAGTCACATACTGACTATAAAGAACTATTTCCGATAGAAATATACTCTCATCCGCCTACAAGGAAGAAGAGACGTAAACGTGAAAGAGAGCTTAAAAAGAAGTTTCCTTTCGATTTGACTAAGTTTATAGAATCACATAGAACTTAAAGAAGAATAGCTTATGTATAGACCGATTACAATGTATCAGATTGTTTGCGATAGATGCGGAGAAGTATTTGGAGGTACAGATACTTGCTCTGCACTATTCCACGACAAAAGTACTGATATTGAAGACTTCTCAAACTGGAAGATGATTGATGGTAAACACTATTGTCCTGTGTGCAATGGGGTGAGGTCATTAATAGAGTGTATACATTTAAAGAAAAAATAGTTATGGCAACCTATAGAATAGTAGACATGTATCGCAAAAGTAAGGCTGTTAAAGGCATACATTACGATTCTGAGGATAATCCAATCCTTGCTTATCGTGTAGATAAAAGACATTCATTGTTATTTGGACTTATCCATTATTGGGACTATGGCGCATATAACCTTTGCCCAGACTATTTGTTTTCTTCGATTAATAAAGCAAAAGAAGCTATATTGAAGGTAGATAAAAGTAAAATAATAACAATTTTATATGAATAGCTTATGAAAATAAAAAACATAAAATTCAAGGCTAAGCAGCTCAACTCAGGAAAATGGTTTGAGGGCGATTTAGTACGTCTTGGGAATAGGGTATGTATAGGAGGAGACCATATAAAAGATGGTATAACTGACGTTGACCCTTCTACAGTCTGTATGTTCACAGGGTTGAAAGATTGTGAAGGAAATGAGATTTGGGAAGGTGATATTATAAGTAGCCCACACTTTGAAAGGGTAGCCACAGTAAAATGGGATGATTCTTTATGTGGTTTTAAATGTTCAGATGTTACTGGGAATATTAATTTTTCTTTTACAGCTATTGCTCACTGTTCTGAATGGTCAATTGTTGGTAATAAATTCGATAAAAAGAAGTAGCGTATGATTCTTAAAAAGAAAGATAAGCTAACGGCATATTGGGATAAGAAAGAGAACTGCATTGGTGCTTATCATCCTCTAGGGTTTATGACTCAAACAGATGCTCATTATCTTTTCGATAAGGTCTTCACCAAAGAGTTTGTCAAAGAAATGACTGATAGAGGATATGATGTTACAACGATGAAGTTTGAAATCTCTCCCAAGTTGCCGAACTATGAGCGATTCAACGGCTTATCAGAGAAGTATTACGGAAAGAAATAGTAGCGTATGAAGAATAAGATTTTAAACTTAATTAAGTCAGCCGTTTGGTTTGTCTTGTGTTTGTTTGTAGGAGCATTGATTTTTGAGGGCATTCGCTCTTTGGCTAATAGCAATGAACCTGCAAAGAAGATTGGTATGTCAGTATTCACAGAGGAAGGACACGATTATCTGGTTGTGGACACGAAACATGGTGTTTGCGTTGTTCACGCAGAAAGTTGCCCTTGTCATAAAAATAAGTAGCGTATGGGAATTTTATATATAAGTGTTAGTCTAATTTACATCTTTCTTGTTTGCTTGGATGGAGAAGATGTAAAACCGAAATGGAAACAATGGCTAGCTGACAAACTAGGCATCAAGCCAAAGATAGAGGTTAGATACATAAAGCCACAAGTCGTTAAGCTTCATTCAAGAGTTACAATGTCAAATTTTGAAATGCAATACGATTGCCGTGACAAATCTGGCATGAAGCAATTGAAGAGAAGAGCAATAGAAAGTGTGTATGATGAAATTCTTAAGGGAATGAAGGCAAATGGATTGGTTTCCATTTCGCAATATAAAGACATCTATACAAATAGCACAATTTATGAGGGGACATGTAGTATTTATAAAAACAAGTAGTATATGAAGATTAGACTAGCAAAGAAGATAATGAAGCATAAATGTACTTTCCTCGATTTAGAAGAGAAGTACAAAAAGAAATGGTATAATGTCAAGTGGTTGCTTGCATGGGCATCTTACGATAAAAGAAAGATGTGTCGGAATGCCTTACCATTCGACCACCGCATCACAAAGGCGATAAACCTTAGCGCAAAGTGCAAAGCAAGGGATATTCTTCACGATATAGAGAAGAACGGTTGCCGAACTCCTTTTAACCAAAAGAATGTAGAATCTTGCAGACGTAAGGTTGAAGGTTATAAAGTTTAACAATTAAAAAGAACGAATATGGAAGATAATGATATTTGGTTGAGAATAAAGGCAGCTGAAATAGTTGCTCAGTATTTTGATGGTACTTGCACCGCAAAAACATTCTGCAATCATGCAGATAAAGTGTATCAGTTTATTAAAAATGGAAGTATGTAGTTATGAGCAAGCAGACATTTGACTTCTCGGAGGCTCTGAGAAGAATGAAGGAAGGAAAGAAAGTGAGAAGGGTAATCTGGAAAGAATGTGGAGCTTATATCCATATTGTCTCTGTGACTATTGTGGCTGTATGCGATGGCAAATTCTTTCCTTGTGTTTTCAAAGATTCTGAGGATATTCTCGCAACAGACTGGGAGGAGGTGTAAGGATGAAGAAGAAAATATTGACCCTCACCGTCAGCAAGCAATGGTTCGACATGATTGTGGCAGGCGAAAAGACCGAGGAGTATCGGGAGATTAAGGGATATTGGGTAAAACGCCTTTTCCTATTATGGAATGAAGATACTTGTACCAACGAAAAGATACCCCCTCATTGCGTAAAAAACTGGGATAGTATTAGCCCGGAAATGGCACACTATTGCATCAATAGTCCATATTACAAGGTTATTCCTTACACCCACGTTCTCGTCATCAACGGCTACCGCAAGGATAGTCCACGAATTGAGAAGGAGATTGAGAGTATCACCATTGGCAAGTCTAAGAAAGGCTTATGCCCCGACAATTGGCTTGATACCGAGTTTTTTGTTATTAAGTTTAAGTGATATGAGCTACAAAGAAATAGTTTTAAATTACATAAAAACTCACGATGTTCCGTGTCTTCTTAGAGGAGATATAGAAGATGGGTTACGAAAATGTAAGTCTGACGATGATGTGTATGAATTAATTCTTAGAATTAATCATAGACTTACTGTTGATAATTGTGCCGTAAGGGGCTATAAAAGTGGTTACATTCCTATGCGTTATGCAGACGAAATAGCTAGTGATTGTATTTTGAAAGTATTAGATAAAGCCAAAAGGAAGCAACGCAAGATGTATAAAGAAAGATGTTGCGGCAACTGTCATTGGTTTGGCAACGAAGACGTTTACGGCGTAGGATGGTGCAGTAATAACGAGCATGAATCATCTTGCGACCAAGTATGTGATGAACATAAATTTTAAATTTTAAACTTTAAATATTAAAATGGAAAAGATTTTTAGACATTTCAAAGGAGGTTATTACAGATTTATTACTGAGGTCACTAATAGTGAAACTCAGGAGAAAGAAGTTGTTTATCAGGCTCTCTATGGGGAGCACAAGGTTTGGACTCGCCCTGCCGATATGTTCTACGGACAGGTAAATGTTGACGGCGTGGAGATTGATAGATTCACCGAAGTTGTTGGTGTGCCTGTCTTATTCAAAAAAACCAACGAGAACGCTATCATGCCAACGAAGGCGCACAATGATGATTTCTGCTACGACTGCTATGCGGTTTCAGAAGAAGAGGTTGCGCCTAATGTATGGAAGTATGGTCTTGGATTTGCTTTGCAGATTGAAAACCGCAACAAACCTGCCGACATTTCTAGGTGCTTCACGCTCCGCCCTCGCTCTTCTGTATGGAAGACTGGCATGGTTCTCAGTAACTCAGAAGCAACCATTGATGATGGCTTTGTTGGCGAGATTTCTGCTGTCTTCTATCACGTATTTCCAAAAATGCCGCGATATAAGGTTGGCGACAAAGTGGTACAATTTCATCTTGAAACAAGTGACAACATCATGCTTATCGAGACGGACAAATTAAACAAAACAGAGCGCGGCGATAACGGCTACGGCTCTTCTGATAAAAAGTAATACATGAATATAACAGATGAACAGAAAACGTATATAAAGGAACACCCTTACGAATCTCCTTACGCTATGGCCAAGAGCTTCGGTTGCGCAGTACAGACTGTTTACTGGTGGCTACATAGGCTGCATGGGGATTCGTTCAAGGACGCAAGAAAAGAGCAAAGAGAGAAGATCAGGGAGTCTGTCCGTAAGCTGTATCCGGATTATTCTTCTTCCGAAATTTCCAAAGAGCTTGGAATAACAAAGTCATGTGTAACAAGCATAGCAAAGTCACTTGGCGTTACTCATACCCAGGAAACGGAAGAAAGACTTCGGTTGAAATGTGCTCAGGCAATAATAAGACCGGAGATAATAGCTAAACGTTCTGAATCTCTAAAAAAGACGCTGAGGCTTGACAGGTACAGAGCAACGAATGGAATAAAACAGAAGACACGACGCAAGTTCAAGACCATTCCGAGCAGATGTCTCTGTGCAAGGAACTATCTCTGCAATAAATACAACTACTTCTACGACAAAGATTACGGAGAGCTGCTTACCGTGTTCTACGACAGCGAAACCAAAATGTTGACAGAAGAGCAGCAGAAACACTACGAGACGAAGTATGGTATCAAGTTCCTCCAGGGAGCTGAAGAATAATTTCTGTGCATTATCTATATGTTTAGGGGTGGCTACACATCGCGTGCGGTCACCCCTTTTTGTTTATAAATCAATAACCAAATAAAAACATTAGAAAAAACTAAGAACGTTTATGTAGCTTTAGTCTCCAGTATATCCAACCTAAAAATGCGAGAATGCCTATGAAAAGGCAAACTGAAGTTATCTTACCTATATTTAAAAATGCCATGTCAGTCCTTGATAGCTGTTTCTCAACATATACTTTATCTTTCGATATTTTGCTTATCACTGAGATTAAGGAGTCACACTTGCTATGATATATCGCCGAGCTATCCTTGTATTCTTTAAGACTAGAAATACTATCTCTCAGTATCTGTACGTCCTCCTGCGATATCTCGTGATATTCGTAGTGGAACCTGTCTTCGCCGACTTTGTTTCCGTTCACATCGTACTTCGAAGCTGTGCTATCCCTTATATGAGTCTTCTCTTTTGTGGTAGACTTTACAGACTCTTTATGCGATGCTCTGTATGATTCCTGTTCCTTAATAAGCCTTGCGTTAAAGAGTGAATCCCACTTAGCCTCGTTACGTTTATCAGTGATGTATGTCTGTTTTTCTATCACACGTTCTTTCGCCTTACATCTACAGAACATTGATAGAATCAGCATTGCTACTGCAATGGCAATTACAACCCTTGTTATTTTATCAATCAGTTTCATAAGCTACTGAATTACAATTGTTACTTTTTCCTTTTTATCCCAAGCCGTCTTCATAGTCTGAATGAGCTTGCTAGTCCATAATCGAGAATCGCTAACCCATCCTTTCTTATCGTTTTTACCGATAAGAATACACCCCTCTGTGTCTTTTGCAGAGTTACCGGAATGAATACGGATACCATCGAACCCTGGCACATCCTTTAATAATGGAAGCATCTTCTTGAATCTGTTAGAGTAGGTATATACGCACTCATAGCTGCCGCGTGGTATTGCAGTCTGCCCATACACCTTTTTCTTCTTGATTTCTTCAAGCTGCATATCTTGGCGCAATCCTCTATCAGCATCTTCAAGAGTATTGCAGCCGAATAATTCACCGTTGACGTAAAGACGGCTGATAGTATAGCCATCCTTTTTCCAAGCTCTATCTATTGTAATTAACATGATTGATTTCCTTTCTGTTGTTTGTATGAGTTAAAAAATGATGATAGGAAAGGTATCCTCTCCAAAAAGTACAGTCCAAGGCAATAATGTAGAAAGTTCGCTACCATCCATGGTGGCGTACCTTTCTTGAATATCTCCATCATCTTTTGGGTGATATTCATGCCATAGAAGTAAATCACAACGTAGGTAATCATTGACACACATTGAATAGCTCCATCCATTTGCCCTTTCCATCTACCAATGGTATATACGGCTGCACATAGAACGAAGTATATCGTTGCGTGACCTACGCAAATAAGTGCCTTCTTGAGTTCGAATTTCTCACCTTTAGCTATCATACCACTAAGGTATCCAAACACAAAGTTGAGAAAGAAAACCAAAGCCAATGTCTTCAATTCTCCATCAATAGGCTTTAAGTAGGCTACGACCGCTATCACGACCCCTACTAATAATTCTCTTAATCTTTCTGCCATTTTCGTTATCCTGAATAATTAATAAAAATAAAGTTTCGGTCTCTTTCTGCAAAGATAGCAAAAAAAACCGAAACTTCATTCAGAATAACGAAAAACTTTAGACATTCAAGTCGTAATATGGAAGTCTGCCACTTTCCAGGAAGGAAATACATTCATCGAAAATCTTTTGCTCGTAGTTGTACGTGTTGATCTTCGGGAACCATTTCTTTATCTTTGCGTCGTTACGCTTTACCATTTCGCCCCAAAGAACGCACCAGTCTTCGAGATTGATGTTGTCGTTCTTGACCTCATGCCAATAGTCCTTGGCTACATCTTTAGTGTGAAGCTGGCCTATGAGACAAAGATGCATATCTGCCATCTCTTCGTTATAATGACACGCGCCAATCTCTCCCTGGACCTGCTTCATCACATCAAGCATTACGCTGTCATTCATTCCGACTTCACAACAATCTGCCATGATCGTAACACAGTTCTTGATAGCCTGCATATCATTGCTAGCTATAATGTCTTCGAATACCTTTTTCATAACCGTATATTTTTGATGTTACTTCAGAAAATACTCTCTGATGTTGTATACACCATCCTTGTCTTTCAACAAATCGAGTGCAAGGCTGTGGGCATACTTAACCAGATGTTCTGTATCAATGTCCTTAACATCTTCCTTGCCGAGTATCTTAGCAATTGTGCATCCGTGGTCGCTTACAACCTGATTCATCGCAACGTACAAAGCGTAATCGTTGTAATAAGGTTTCTCCTCTGTTGCAAGTCCGAGACCGGTCATAGCATTGATCCATGCCTGCATATCCCAGGTTACTGGTGGATTCATACCGTTTACAATCTCAGAAGCTTCCTTCTTCGTAAGATAGTTCTTCCACTTGATAGCGCAAAGCTTATCAAGATACTCTTGTGCCAACTCTGGGTGCTTGGATGCCATATCCTTCATCATGCGACGCATCGTATTACCGAATACGTGCATATACTTTACGTTGGTTGACGAAGCCATAATCCCATAAAGCTCATCAAACTTACTCATAATGTCTTTTGCTTCCATATTGTCTTGTATTTATATATGTGATTATTCTGCTGTTATCAGACTTTTCAACTCCTCAAAGTCAGTTTTTGTAAAGCTGATACTCTTCTTGCTGCCGAACAATATTGTCGTTATAATATTATCAGGCAAATCAATAGACAAAGTACCGCCATCAATGCGACCTTTGACAAAGCCGAAATCAAATTCGTAATTGCTTATATTCTCCAACATCTGCATGAGGTCTGAGAATATGGTATCGGCATCAATGTTTCCGTCCTCATCGGCAATGAATAGGGTAGCGTTGTCAATGCTCTTGCCCCAGCTATCCTTGTGCTTGGCAATAATGTTGTGTGATGCTCGCTTCATATACAATGAAGGGATAGCCAATGCAGGGTTCTCCTTCACCATATCGCTAATTCTTGCGTCTGCCCACAAATCAAGCGATGTAAGCAGTTTCTCTTTCAGTTCAGTTACATTCATTTCTTAGTTCCTCCTTTCTTTGTTCCTTGTACCATAGCGAGATACTCTTGCCAAGTCTTGTCACTATGATTAGTCATATAGTCGTTGAGCATAGCAGATTTCTGTTCTTCTGCTTGCGCTACTTCCTTTCTCAAACGCTGCATCAAAGATAGATGTTTCTTCAATGCCTCCTGTCCTTGCTGAGTGCTTTCAATACGAGGACGTATGATGCGCAATTCCTCATCTTGCACTAGCTTAGACACATATTGCAAGCTGTCAACATATTCCTGATTTTGCATCAAGTACTGACGTTGTGCGCCTGTAAGATTGTCTTCAATCTTGTCAATCTCATCCCACAAAGGAGTAGAAGACTGCTGTGCTTGCATATTGATAGATGCTCGCTTCTGTTGTAGCGCCTCATACATCTTCTGTAGCTCTGCATCCATCATCTGCGGCTGCTGCTGACTTGTGCCCATATCAAGCAAAGGGCTGTTTCCAAAATTCATCATAATCAATATCTTTAAGTTGGTGATATATTATAGAGAGGTGAGAGGGCATCCACCACGAGGGCAAACACCCCTCACCAACTCATTTTTTCTTAGTCTTTTTTACGGACTTTCTTGCTCTGTTACGCTCCTGTAGTGGGCGTGGAAGGAGCAGTGCTGTTACAGCAATAGCTGCCGTAGCCCGAAATTACTGGCGTAGATGGGAGAACCAACTGACCACGCAAGCAATTGCAGGTCTTCTCGTTAACGTAAGCCATCATAAGCTTCTCCTTGTAAGGAGTGAGGGCTTCCATCACGGCTACCTTCTTGTCGAGGTCGCTATACTTAGCCTGTAGTGCGTCATACTGGTCTCTCTGATTCTTGTACAAACCGAAGTCCGCATCAATTTGAGACTTGTACAAACCAAACTCAGCCTGCATTGCACGGCGGTTCTCAGCGTTGATAGCATCGTTAGCACCCTTATACATAGAGAACTTCTCTGCGATGTCAGTTTCACGCATAGCGTAGAACTTGTTAGCGGTGTCGAGCTTCAAACCGAACATGTCGGTAAGCAGCTTAACCTCATCAGCGCATTCCTTCTCCATTACCTGCAAGGCAGTTGGCTGATTTGAGCTTGCGTTAGCTCCGTAAGCGTTGATGTTCACGTTCTCAGGCATATTGCTGCCACCGAGTGAGCCAAACACACTGCGGTTGTTACCGCCAAGCAACCAAGCACCAGCACCGAGTGCCGTGCCAATGATACCAAGGGTAAGACCAGCATTTCCTGTTGCCTTAGAAGCATAATCATCGTGCTTCTTTCCCTCTTCGTAGATTTTCTTCTCCACGACCTTTGCATCTGTCATTTCCATAATACAATCTTTTGAAATCCTTAATATTAACTAACACTATTGTAACGTTACGGATGCAAAGGTACGAAGAATAGTGGAGAGCAAATATAACTCTATCACACTTTCTTTTAGTGACTGATTATCAATGATTTAAGGTGATAGAAGGTAGCATTATCTATTGTTACGTATAATTTAAGGCAAAAAGTGCGTATATTTTTCGGGGAAATATGTGTGTTTTTTGTCTATTATATTGTACTAAATAAAAAAGAGAGGCAATCACTTACCTCTCTTACTCAACTTGTAAGGAATACTTACATGTTCAACTATTATTTTCTCTTGCTCTTTATGAAGTGCAGAATATCCCACTTCTTCCAATACCTAGTGTGTCCTCGTTTCTTGCACTCGCCGTTCGGAATATCGCCTCTAGCGACCATCCTGTTCAACGTAGCATCAGAAACGTGCAACTTCTCCTTAACTTCCTCGGTAGATAGCATCGGATTGAGCATATCTGGTATGATGTCACACAATCTATCCAGGTCATCATCGCTCATTCCGCAAGCGGTGACCTTCTCGCCATTTCTCTGTTGCTCGTCTGCCTTGAAACAAGCATCACTGAGCGACTTTAAAGCCGTGCCGAGTATCTTATAATTCAATATCTTTCCCATATCTTATGCACAAATTTTACGTCCTAGTTCCGTATCATTAACAAACATTCTGGCAAAGCTATACAAATAGAATATAGTTGTCACGACCATGACCGTAAAGCAGGAATCCACCATATCTTTAGTTGTGTACCAACTCCACTCTACAATATGAGCCGCATTGATGCCTAAGTAGTACATAAATGGAATGCGATACCACTGGCACAAGAAGAAAAATCTACTTGCCAGTATCGTCACCATCGGCAGGACGTAAACCATGAAATAAATAAAGATATAGCAAGGCATATTTTCATTATATGGGATAAACATCTCACGTGGATGCTGAGAGAACTCCCAAATGCCGTATGCGTGGAAGAACATAATAATGATAGGCACATACTTGCAGAACCAGCGGAAGAACTTTAATATTCTCCTGCTATACCGATTACCATGCTTCTTAAGCATATCCATCAGTTCGGTAACGTCCACGTTTTTCAATAGCCGTTGGACTTCGGCTTCGTCTTCTTTAGTCATAAGCTATTATATTTTAGTTGATTTAAAAGATTGATGCCGCAAAGATACGCATTTTTAAAAGTAAGAAGTCGGCTTTAGGTTAATTTTTGTGTTAAACTTTATAAAAAGTAACAATCTGAAAGTTTTGTTGCCAAATCTTGTTACCATTTTATCGTTTTTTTGGGTAACAAAAACATTGCACTTTCAGATTATTTTCGTAACTTTGCGGCATAAATCAAAACATTAAGATTATGAAAATGAAGATACCATTCAGAGACAGAAGTCAAATGAAGATGAAGGAGAAAATAGTCAATCCTTTGTCTGTTGAGGAGGCTTTAGAGATTAGCAAGGAAGGCTTTATTCCTATAACTGATAGTTGGGGAAATGATATAAACCATTCTAGCTTCAGCAGACTTCCATTTGCTGTCAGAATGCCGAAAGGTTTAGTAACACAAGCAGAAGAGGAACGAAGGAAACGTAGATATGGCTATCTTAGTGATTTAATTCCATCTTTTCGTGGCTTTGATGCACCATATTTCCCCTGACGGGCGATAAAAGAAATAGGCGGTCACCATGTGGTAAACCGCCTTGTATGTTCTTATCCTTCGAGCAAATCAACTATCTGACCATATCCACCTACAGCCATGACAGGACAGAGGATCTTCTTGATAAGAATAATATCCTCGGCTTCGATGTCTACGTTCTCTGCATCCTTGCCTATCTTGCAGGCTACCCGATAAGCACGTAGCTTTTCTTCGCCCGATAGCTGCATATCTTGGCGGTCTATCACTTCGAAGAGTACCTTGCCTACAATATCACCAATAATCTGAGGCTTGTAGGTTTCCTCTCCATTCTCATTCTTAACTGGTGATACTATCACCTCACCCTTCCAATTTTTGAAGGGAACATTGAAATTCTTTTTCATATTTCTTACCTTTTAATAATTATATTGCTATTTCCCTATAAACCAATTTACGTTCCAATTACTACCATCATATATTAATTCTGTTGTCTGGTTTAATGCACCCGAAGTGAAGCTATTTTTACCAACTCCGTACCAAAACATATTATTAAGTGATGATTTAATAACAAAGTTGTCACCAGTTTGTAAAAACTTATAATATTGACCTCTCTGAGGTTTCGCTGGAAGTGTAATAGTTACGCCTTTTGTTACTATAACGAAACAATCCATATCCGTTAACTCCATACTTCTATTTATTGTCCTGGTCATCGGTCTAAATCCGGCATACATGCCATGTTCTGCATATATCGCAAAGTTTCCATATACTTTACTCTGAAAGAATCCGTTATACCTGTTATCTTCGTACTGATACTTATCATTGCACCCTGTTACAGAAATACATATACCTGACTTCAGAGTAGCATCATCTGCGGAAAAGCTATCATCTATTAAAAGGTTACTCAATAATGCTGGTAATTGGTAAGTAGTTCGATACTCTCCAAGCCAAACCGTCCTTTTTCTTTCCGATTTCCATGTATGCGTATTTGGATTTAAAGTTCTGCTATATTCACGAAACAACATAAAGTTATTGTATAAGGCGAAACCAGGCTCTTCATCATCGTATCCAGATATATATCTGAGACTCGTTTTATCCAACAAGAAACAGCCAAGTGTAGCGCTTGTAGATACCATGTGCCCTTCATTGGTAACATAGAATGGAGATTTAGCTGCCGTATCAGCACCAACAAACAACGGAGCATTGGCATTATTCACTTTGCACGCGTCAATCTCGTAGTTGCCGAAATATCCCACCTTGGTAATTCCATCCTCAGACTTCGCCCAAAGGTGCTTAACCTCAATTTTATCAGCATCAATCAGGCTAGCATTAAGCTTGCCTCCAATGAACATGGCGGCAGTTTGCCCGTTATTATCAACACGGATTCTATCTCCATACAGCAGCACCTCATCGCTCTTTACCTCGATTCCTGCCTTTTTCAGACTCGCCTTATCAACAAGGTCACTCTTACGCTCGGTGTATTCAGTAACGACTGCACCCACTTCGATTTTCGGCTTTGTGATGGTCACATTCCAGCTCGTTACGTCAGTCTGCTTGGCATTTTTCGGGAACTGGAAGTAGAGTTCTTCAGGAAGTCTATCCTTGAATCGGAAATGCCCCCATACCCTCTGCTGCTTAGACAGCTCTTTGACTTCAACCAAAGCAACATAACCAACTGTCTTTCCGTCACCATCCGCTTCAGTCATCATACCATTCTGCTGTTCTGTGTAGCAAGTGAACTTGGTGTTTGTTACAGGATAAACGACATACACGCCCATATATTTCGCATCGCCTCTTACCTCGAAACTGATAGTATAATCTGTGTAGAGCTTGAAGGCGCTGCCTTTTATCCGATAGAATGTATTGTAATCATCGCTACCGCTCGCTGTCAGTTCATAAGCATCACCCACAAGAGTCTTCTGACCCTTCGCAGCATAAACATTACCACCTACATCAAGCGTCCTTGAATTATCAATCAAGTTAGCACCGACATAATCATAGTCTTTATCTGATAATGTCCAACCGTTGTAAGTATTACCTTCTTCAACCATTGGTCTGCAAATATAGGCTACAATCCTTCCAACTTTATTATTGCAGTATTCCCAAAAATTGAATGCAATATAATCAGATTTTGCATCTTTTGTATCAATTACGGTAGTACATAACTGCCATTCGTTGACCTTTTTCGGTTTAAAATTCATAGGGGTAATGTTGGTGGCTCTGACTAAACGCTTTGCATTTGTCTGCTTGTCTGTATAGATTGGTTCAAGACATAAATTAGCGTTGATGTCATTTGACTTATAATAGCAGGATATTATGTATTTTTTCCCCTTTTCAATCCTGATGCTTCTTCCACCTTGTGAACCATCCCAATATACACCAATGTAGTGTGAAGTACCATCCGTATCATCAATGACTTTGATGCAGTTAGTTCCGTTATATCCACTGGTCATTTCAATCCTTGCGGTATTAGATATGGTGAAGTCATTGATTTCTCTTTTGAAATCACTGCCCGCAAGCAGATTGCGCCTTGCTATTGACTTTTCGCTTACAGACAGGGAGATTTCTCTTGCTGTTTGTTCGATTTCAGACTTTGCCTGAGTCAGTTCGTCTTTTGTTGCAGCACCATCAAGCCTGTTTGATACCTCTTTAAACTTCGACTTGTAGCTTTTGTTGTCGAATGCTACAATGCCAGTAAATTTTGCCACATTAATCGAAAAAGGAACCTGTGCAAAATAGGTAACCCCGTCATAAGCAGCCTGCGCAACCGCATATCCTGACGTCGCGGAAACCACATGATTCACGCCATCAACAACCACGTCATCCTTTGCGATGATATTGCCTGATACAGATACCGTGATATATCCGTCCTCCTGCGTTACATAACATTTGCAATTTACGCACATACCATCTCTCGACGAAACGCCAATGCATTGATTTGAGACATTCTGGTTTCCCTTCATTACCTTTACTTTCGCTGTCTTTGATGTACCAGGAGATACAATTCCGTTATCGTCCGTATCAAAGACAAGCGGAGCGTCTTCAACAATAATAGAAACGGCATCCTTGCCAGGCTTGCCAGGCTTGCCTTGCGGGCCTGGCGCACCATCCCTTATCGCCGCTATCGTTATCTGACCCCTCGCCAATAATGTTGCCATACACTTTCATCTTTTTAATTAATAAAAAATAAGGGTGAGGTGCCCTTATTTTGACACCTCACAAGTAAATGTACCTCTGCCGCTCACGTCAGTAGCAGCCACCGTGACGTAAGGCTTGGTCGAAGCGTTTACCGCACTTGACGTACCGTTCCAGTTGGTAGCCACACCGCTCGCATTGTACTTCGTCCATTTGTAGATGTAGTTCGAGGCATGGGTGCTGTCTGCCTTCACCGCTGCACCATCCTCCACTACCTTGCCGTCCTTCCACACACGAGCGAAAAGCTCGGTCGACTGGGCACCGTTCACGATCTTGTCGCCCGTCAGCGAGTACACCTCCACTACATACGGGTCGCTCGCATCGAAGAACGTGATGATGGCACTTGCAATATCAGTACCGTCCTTCACCGTACAGCGGAACGTCTGAAAGTTAAGCACGTCATTGGCACGCACATTCAGAGTGCTCACGCCGCCCGAAGTGCTCACGTTGCCCGATGCCACAGCGCTCCAGGTTCCTGCACTGATATTCAGCACCTCCCAAGTCATAGAAGTCAGAGAAGTGTCCTGCACGTTGCCACGGAAGAACTTCGCCACGGCACGCAGCGTCTTGCTGTTGTTGGTCGAGTCGAACGTGTTGCCGTCGGGAGTTTCTATCTGCACCGTCTGTAGCGCACCGCCGCTCTTCGCCAGCGAAATGGTCTTGTAGCCGATACACGTAGTCGTAGCCTTTGTCTCCGGGTCTGTGTATTTGCACGACCACTCGATGTTCTTCACGCTGCCGTTCTTGGCGATGTTGCTTGTGAGGTTAAGCTGATACGGCTTACCGCTCGCTGGGGTAGCAGCCGCACCATCCACATTCCACGACCATCCCGTACAAGCCGAGGTCGGAGCCTGGTCTGAAGCATTGCCAGTCACGTAGACATGAGCTGCGATGACGTTAGGCGCACTTGCCGAATAGTTCGGAGTGTATACACCCGTGTCGGGAGTGTAAATCTGAGTCTCGCCCTTAGAGCACTGAGTGAAACACTGCACGGCCTTACCGTCATTGAGGTCAACGATAGTAATCTGACCATTAGCTAATACTTTTGCCATAATCGTTTGTTTGTTTAAATATTATTATATGTTACTATTAATAGTCTTTGAGTCTGATATGTACACACGACACCCGAATTGAGCCTGCCTGCTCACATCGTCACGTGTGATAAGACACGAGCGCCCCACGCCCTCATGTAGCCTATTCCACACAGCATCGTCTTCAGCGTCAGCCGACTGTCGCCACCACGACCATGAGCCGTTGCTCACGGTGTCGCTTATGTCCTCGCCATTGCGCAGCAGCGTTGCCTTGAGCGTCATTTCGCCCGAGCCGTTTATCATCACCGTGCCCGTATCGCTCGTTATCATTATCTGATAAGCCACGCCGTCCTCGCCCTTGTCTCCCTTCTCGCCTTTGCTTCCAGATAGAACTTTTTTCCATTGTGTCGAGCCGTCAGAAGGCTCACCTGTTACGTCCTCCTCTGAATTGGCAACACACACCCAAACGGCATTGTTGTGATTTACTTGGTCGTTCTTATGATAGGTATTTCCTTCTACCCAGTCACCTCTATAATTGATGATATTAATAGTACTGCCGTCATCCGAAATCAATTCAAAGTGTGAGGAATTGATTTTCGTTCCACCCTTCGGTGAAGTCTCGAATACCGACAGAGATACTTCTTTGTTCTCGCCATTTACGCTTTTTGTGATAGTATGCTTGTACTCAGAGATATTAGCATAGCAAACGATACGAGGAGCATAGTCGCCAGTTGTCTCAAGGATAATCACGTTCTGCCTGTCCGTCTTGTCGTACTCAAGATTGCCATTACGATGTCTGTTGCCGTCCAGCACGATTGTGTCGCCCTCAGCAGGGTCTCCCTTTATCTCAACAGGCGCATTCTTCTCTGTATATCCGTCTAAGCCTTCGGAATGCTTGCCAACGACAATCCAAGCAAACGCCTGACCATCGTACAATTCAACCTGTACTTCTCTCGTCTGCTCCTTACCAGCTTCGTCAAGATAAGTCTCCGTTTTAGTGCCGTATATCTTCTCATTTTGCGTAGATACGCCACCATCATGAATAGTACGCCAGTAACTCTTATTACTTGTATCACTATATGCTCCACCAGCCACAATCTCGCCAATAGTCTGACAGCGCACTTGGTCGCCCTCCTGCCAGTAGTTCATCGTGGCAGTAGTTCCGTTGTCAGCTAAGAGATAGCATTTCCAGCCAGCGCATTCTGCATCATCCGCAGTTGTTTCTACCCAAGATATCACACCGTCAGCAGATACCGATTCCTTGACAGGCACAACTTTGATAAGCTTGCTACCAGCTCCAGATAAATAGATGTTGCCTCCCGAATAAGACAGCTTGCGTACATCTAATTCGTGGAATATCGCCTTGCCCCAGATGGTTAGGTTGCTCAAGAATGCATGATACTTGCCGTTCTTCTCCTTCTCAACAGAAAAGCCTTGTTCAGCCGCGTTGTCGTAATCGAAAGACTTGATGGTATTAAACACCGCATCGCCCAACTCCGTAATCATAGCATTGTTGCCAAACTTCGCTCCCATCATCAAAACAGCAAGACCTTTGGCAGTAAGACCTTTCGCAAATGTGATTAATCCCTTTGCGGTGTCGTCGGTTATCTTTGAGATAAAGTGCTTACTTCCTTCTGTCGCAACCTGATTCTTGACTTGTGTAGTTGTCAAGCCTGCACCAGTTCCTCCATTTCCGCTTTGGAGCGACGAAATCTGCTGCTGAATCTTCTGGATAGTACCAAGCTCTTTATCTTCACGAAGAGTTATGTCGTATGTCGGTATCTTGCCATCTTCTTCCTTGATCGTGAGCTGGTCGATAGAGATGATTCCTTCGATATTGAGGTCTGTATCATTGAAGTTCATCAGGTCGCCGGCCTTAAGCGTATCGTGGAGGCTCTTGATAACTCCGGTATCGTCTGCCTCCGCTTGGTCGTGCTGCCTTGCCATGAAAATCCCATCTACCTTAGGCTGATATACATACCTTGTATAGTCATTCTTATCAAGGAGCGCTATGGCGTATTTTAGAAGCTTCAGTGATGCAGCATTGACATACGAATCAGGGAGGGTGATGCCGGTAAGGACGAAATGGTCGCCTTTCTTGATAGGGTAATCCTTGTATGGGAACCACAGCTCAAGAGCATCATCCTTGACTCTCTCAATAGTAAGCCTCCATCTTCCATCTACCTTGGTAGAGGATGCCACCTTGAATGTTCGTCCGCCACACATACCATCCTTCATCGAGATGGAGAAGTCGTCATCCTTTAAGTCGTTGATATCAAAGTCGATAGCCTTTTTAAGATAGATATCAACATTCTTTACGGTTTCATTATCGCCAAATCTTCCGTCATCATCAGGAGCCACACCCTCATTAATCTCATCAACACGTACGCCACCGATTTCCATCTCCTCGATAGTAGGGTAGATTTCTACGACTCCATTCGTCTTATCATCGGTATCAAAGAACTGTGATGCCGAACGAAGACCAATCTGATTGATGTTGATGGAATCGATGTATGGTCTATGCGGGTCAGTAGAGAATCTGTGTTGTTTCCCGGTAGGGTTCACGTACTTCTTCTCCTGTTCAGTAAGCGAGTCATAGAAATCACTCAGAGATACATGAGGGAATCCAGGCAACATAAGTCTGTTGATGGACATATTGTTCGGGAGATTCTCTGCATATTCCTTCATGGACGAAGGAACATTTTTCTTGTTGAGACCAGACGTGATATACATCTTTGTATTTCCGGCATTGACCTGCGCAATAAACGCATCAAGCTTCTCCTTTGATACCTCATCTCCGGTGTCAGTCTGTGTTCCCTTCAGCTCAGAATAGAATCTACATTTTTTAGAGTCGTATGCCTGTGTTACATAACCGGTAATGATAGTCTGGAAATCGAATGTTACCTGAAGAACCCAACCGAAAGACTGTTCTTGGGATTCACCGTATTTTCTCTTATTCTTGAAATACGTCTCGACATAATCGATATCGATATTCAGGTATACGTATGTTGTTGCAGTAACCACCTTCGTGATATTCGCCACGTACTTGACACCGAGGTCCGCATAGTAGTGGGAAGGAAGATTCTTCTCGGAACCATAAGCTCTCAATCTTGTAATAACACTCTGGTCGGAATCAGCGTTCTGAACAATCTCATAGAGTCCATTGCCGAGTCCGTACTTGAAGATATGGTTTGCCTGTATTCCGGTAGTACCGACATAGATATTTCTTCCTCTGACGATGAAGTTTATGTCCCACTTCTCGTTCACAAGCGCAAGGGCCTGCCAACAGGTCTGTGAATCCACTGTGATAGACATTGATTCAATGACGTTATCGTTTGTCCCTTCGCCATACATTGACTGCCAGTCGCTAACGAGGCATCCACGCTGCACGGAACGCTCCTTGCTTCTGGAGTAAATCTTCCAAAGACCTGTACCAATCTGATCGTCAAGGTTCGCCTGAATCCTGTCGAGCAAATCATCCAGAGTCTGTACGTAGAATGGAAATTTCGGTAGGGTAGTGTAGTGGAGCTCATTATCATTTAATACCACGTCGAGGAACTCAGCCCTAGAAAGCTCATCTTGCAATGCATTGAACTTTACGCTGTCATATACGAAGCCCTCTCCATATGTGTCGGGTCTGGCCTGCTTATCCTTGCCCGGCTCGTAGTTGAGCTCAAACCGCTCGCCACGATAGACAATATAGTCGCCTATCTGAAAGTTGATAGGCACTTCATGCTTTAAATTGATAGTCACGAAGCACTCACCCATCCAAGAATCGGAGTATTCCAATCCATGAACGGTTATCTGCTCTCCGTTAACGTCTGTCAGCTTCGAGCCATCCTTATGATAAATATTCCAAGTACTCATGTGTCTTTATCCTAAATTTGAAATAATGCCCTGTGCGTCCATGATTGGCTTTATGTCAGTAACAGGGTCGTTAAACTTGAAAGTGATAGAGAGAACTAGCAAGTCCTCGTTATCCGGATCTCTATATAGGTTTGGATCAATATCCTTAAGTCTTACATGCTGTCTTCCGATTCTATTGAAGCCGCAATACATCTTCATCATGCCTGACTTGCGGATGTAATCAATAAAAGCCTTACATTTCTCGTTAGCGCCGAAAGCCTCGCCGTGGAACATAAACTTAACCTTATTCTCGTAGGCCGCCATATAGAGACCATCCTTTCCGATATACTCGTCGTCACCATGCTCGTCGTGCCACTCCCTTTTTGCAGGTTCCTTGACAGAATCGCATGGCTTGAACGGATTCTCGCTAACATACATACCGAAGTCGGCGATGGAGTCCTTCACCTCGTTCCCATCGCCTTCCTTCTGCATGTATATCCTGAAATAATCCTTCATACCTAAAATCAACTTTTTATAATTGCAAATATACAAAATAATGCATAAACATGCAAGAATATACGCATAAATATGCGTTAATTGAACTTAAAATCGTGTCTATCCCTGATATTGACTGGTCCGGTAGCTTTCACGACTGTTCCTCCGTATTGGTAGACGAAGCACTTTGCGGTATCTTCGCATTCAACATGAAGCTCCGCACCATCTAACAGATTGACAAACACCCTGGAGAATCCCTTAACCTTCAGGTAAAGTGAAGAGTTGTGCCTTACGTATATCTCTCCACTGTCCATCCAGTCATAGTTGATGTTTGCTACACACTCTCCATTGAGGATGACAATCTTTGGGTTTTGCAGGTCAACGTTCTCGTCAGCATACACACCATGATCATGAATGACATCACCAAAGTACTTCTTCATATCCTTGGTCGAAGGCCAGTTCTTTCCGATACAGAAGTCGATACCCTTAACAAACTTCTCGACCATCTCATGCTTGGATGAGTTGTCATGCCACTCGGCGGTCCACTGAGCGCAAAGACCCAGTGAAACCGCCTCGTTCTTCATTCTGTCTGATAAATTTCTTTTTTCAAACATAATTATTTCATTTTTAAAGATTTCGTACCATTGATAACTCTGTTGAAGTTATCGTTATACTCAATGAAAATTTTCTCGATTCTCTCTGCTGCATCTGCATTGCGCAAGGTATTCCGAGCAATAAGGTTGAGCTGCGTGAGCTGAGATTTTGAAATCTCGCTCATCTCAGGAAGGAACTTGCCCTGCATTTCCCTAATTACAGAGACATCAAGTCTAATCGCGTTAAGATAGGATGCAAAAAGATCACCTGTCTCCTCGGTAATGCCTTTTATCGAGTTGGTCAAAGAGGAACTTCCGTTTTCTCTCAAATCAAGTCCCTTTTCCTTTAGAGCATCGAAGATACCGGTTAACTGAGGAACTACATTTTCGCCAACTTGGTAGAGCTTGTCCGCAAAATCGTCCATGTCGGTCTCATCAAGTTTACCCTTTTCATCAAGGATACCTGTAAGCCATTCGAGAGGTTTTTCAAGTGCCTTCTCCATGATTTTCTGAGATACAATATTCTTCGTAACTTCGCGAACCATTTCCTTGACCTTATTCTTGTAAGCCTCAACCGCATCTTCCCCCTTAGTCCATGCGCTCACAACAGTATCAGTCAGCTGATTTCCCCAGCTCTTCATATCGATAGAGTAAACGTCTTTAAGGAAGTCCTGTGCGAACGTCTTAATCTGCAACTGCATCTCCTTGATTTGCTGGTCGTAGTCAGCAATCTTATCCTTGTCCGTCTTTTTCTTATCCTCCTCAGCTTGTCTCTGCTTTCTCAACTCGTCTTCCTGAGCGTGGAGTAGGGCGAGCTGATCTGCGTATGCGGAAGGATTCGTCTCTGTCTTCATTACAGCGTCATAAGTCTCCTTGCTGTAGTGACTTAAGTTGTGACCTCCAAAGAAATTCTTTCCAATATCGGTCTTAGAAAAAGCATCCCAAGCCTTATAGTCATTCTTGACATCGTTGAGCTTTTTATTCGCATCGGAAGACCTATTGTAAGAATAGATTCCACCGAGTGTCTTTTCAATAACGGAACTGATATTGCTAGATAGGTTCTTCAATTCATTCAGCTGTCTCTCTGCAAGCTTTATCTGTCTGTCGAGCTTGGCATCATGAGCCTTTGCAAACGCCTTAATAGGAGAGGTAAATATGCCAGTGACACCGGCAAGGATTCCACCAACGTTGCCGGACTCCGCGCTTGTTACCACCTTTGATAGTGAACTTGACATGCCGGAGAATGTCTCGAAGAACGCAGAAGCGTCCTGCCATCCATCAGACTCAGTGTCAGCTCCGAGAAGGGAAGCAGTCTCTTTGATGTCATTGAATGCTTCACTCATTCCCTGGACATTCTGGTCGATAATACTTACTACGTTAGCAAACTTATCAAGAGACTCCTTTGCTTTTGTTCCATCTTTAAACAGAATCTCAGCAGCCTTCATCATAGCCTTTCCACTGGCAATCATGCTGTCACCACGCTTGATGAAGTTTTCGTCTCCCATTTTGAGGCCAAGTTCGCGAACCTTCTTGCCTTCAGCAATTTTACTTGCTGCGATTGTCATCTGCTCGCTGGCATCAGAAATCTTCTGCTCAGCCATTCCCTTTAGACCTCCATTGAGGAAAGTCTTCTTTGGACTCGTCAGCTTCGATAACTGCTCATCAAGCTGCTTGATTTCCTTGGCATACTCTCTCGCATCGATAGCTCCGTTTTGCAGAGCCTCATTGATATTCTGCCTGATTCTTGCTCCGATAGTCTGTGCCTTATCCATGCCAAGAGAAACGATGGCTCCGTAGAAGTTGAGATAATCAGAAGAGTTCTTGAACTTGTCAAGCTTAACCTTACCAATCTCCTTGTCTCTCTGTATCTCATACCTTGCCTTGATACCAGGATTGTTAGTCTTACTGATAAGCTCGTTGTATCTCTCCCTTATCTTCAAGATTTTATCCTCATAATCTTCTGTCTTCTCGATGATGTCGGCAGCATCCTGTAAAATCTTGATATAGTTGTTTCGAAGAAGGTCAACTATCTTCTTCCACGCCTCATATTCACCTGGCCCTTTAAGAGTTTCCTTTGCAACACCATCGGACATCGACATCGCATTCTCTCTCTGGAAATCCTTCCCGAATTTGTTGTTATACTCGACTATAAGCTCCTTTGCTTTGTCATCGATATATCCAGGGTTGTTGAATGCAGCACTGGAGAAATTCTTATCACCGGTCTTACTGAACAACTCTTTGTACAAGTCCCATTGACTCGATAACCTGTTCAATAATTCCGTGAAGTCAGCTGCCTTTCTCTCGTACTCCTTCTTGTCTTTCTCATCGAAGAGCCACTCAGCAACCTCGCGATAGATAGAAGTTTGGAACTTCTTTCTCTCGGTGGTGTTTATACTGAATCCTCCAAGGAGAGAATGGACAGCCTTCTGATAGTCATCAAGATTAAGACCGGTAACCTCTGGGAAGAGATTGTAAGTCTTCTTCTTTGCCTCTTCATCAGACATTATGCTCTTGTACTTCTGGTACATCTGCCTTGCAGACTTAAGACTGCTTAGACGCTCCTGTAAACGCTTGAGCTCTATATCTTCTTTGCGACCTGAATTCCCGTTTCTTCCTTTCGGAACCTTATTGGACTTCTTTCCGCTTCCGTCATAGTCGTAATAAAGCAAATCTTTTGCGGCCTGCTTTACCGTCTGCCAAGCCGTATAGAGCTCATCGGATTTTTTTGCTTTAGAAGCCTTAGCAGAAAGATACTCGTTCTTGGCTTTATCAATATCAGACTGCGCTGAATTTCTAGCGGAATACCAGCTATCCTCTTTGCCCCACTTTTCTGCAAACGCTTTGTACTTTCCTGATGTCTCGCTCATAATGAGACCGCTATATCTGCTTGGTATTCTTTTCACAAGCTCACTCTGCAAGTTATTCAGCTTTTCGCCACCGTCAAGAACGAGCCTGATAACAGCCTGGAAGTTTGATGCAGCAAGCATATTCTGAAGAGTACGTTCCAGTTCCGGATATTGTCTGATGAGACCGTTCTTGGCATCATTCATCAGCTCTTTCACCTTCGCCTTCTCCGCGTCGTTAAGTGGAATACTTGCCTTTATCTTCTCGCCAATCATCGGGAAAGACTTATCAATCAAAGCAATCATACTATTAGATACCTCTGCCTGTAGCCATGCACTCTTGTCCCCACACCCGAATGCCTGTAAGATAGATGTTCTGATAATATCAGCCTTATCCTCTGGAATACCCATTGAGGAGAATATACCACTCATAGCCTGCATAGCGGCCTCACGCATTTTTTCATCTTTCCCGATATCTCCGAACCTCTTCGCAAGCTCCTTCTTTAGCGATTCTATATAGTTGTCGTATGCAGTTTCATTAGCATACAACTCCTTATCTCCCGTGGAAGCGTCAGAGGCCATAGCTGCTACACGCATCTCTTCTCTCTTCTTGAAGGCATCAATAACATCTTCCGTTGCATCACTCAAATCCGAATAATAGCCTCTGTTGCTGAGCTTTGCGCTAGCAATATCATTGGCTTCTTTTAGCAGCTTAATCTCTTGCTCAAGATACTTAAGACGATCAGCGTGACTTTTCTTTTCTTCTGCCGTCATCAGCATATTCTTGTAACTATAAGGGGCAAGTTCTTTCAACTTTTCCTTGTAGCTATCAATCATATTGTCAATCTCCTTTGTGTCGCCACCGGATATTGCAATGTTCACGTTGTTATCACGGAGAAAATCTCTTATCTGCTTGTTTTTGTCGGCAATCTCGTCCTGAGTCTGCTTTATCTTTTGACTGAGCTCCTGATATTCACTGATAGCGTACGTAATGCCAAAAGTAACAGCAGTAATGATAAGGCCAGGTAAACCTCCTATAGCTGACCAGATTCCAGCTACAAGAGTCTTAGCTCCTGTACCTATAACTCTAAATGCAGCCAAAGCCGATGCCTGGAATCCTGTCCACACATTCTTTACAGAAGACAAAGTGGTAGTAAGAGACATAGAACGCATTGTCGCTAATGTGCGCAACATTTCCATCCTAATAGTCTTCTCGCCGGTCTGTCTCAGCACAATACCTCTATATATGCTATATTGCTCGGCTGTGATTTTGCCAGATAATCGCAACTGATTGAGCTTCTCGGTCGTCAATGCTCTAGCGTTAGCCAGTGCTCTCAGGTCTGCTCCTGTAATCTGATTCTTCGTTGCGAGAATCCTTTGCTCTATCTGTGTTAGTGCCTGACCCTGCAACACCTTATTCTGAATATCAGATGCGAGATTTGCCTTATTCGAAAGAAAGCTGGAAGCCGTATTGCCTGCCGCCATCTTCTTGAATGCGTAGCCTGCGAATATTGCGCCAATAGGCATCGCAAGAGTGTGCAGGGACTGAACCAGAGCAGTTGCTCCATCAATGGCGGTCTTGAAGAACTTACCAACGAGCGCATCACCACTCGCAAACTCGGCAAGCATAATCTCCCAGGCATCCTTCAATTTATTGTAACGTCCAAGCAGAGTCTCACTCAGAACCTGCTGCATATTGTAGAACTGACCGCCTGCATCTGTCATTTGCCAAAAGATAGACTTCACATCATCGAAGCTTACCTCTCTGTTAGAGATACGAGTCTTAATCTCTGATGTAGAGATATTTCGACCCTCCTGCTTAGAGTAGAACTTTGATAACTTATCAAGCAAAGGAATGCCGGCGTATGCAATCTGACGAAGTTCCTTGCCATCGAGCCAACCGCGAGCCTGTACCTGGCCAAACGCCAATGCGATACGGTCAAAGCTAACACCAAGACCGGAAGACATATCCGCAAGCCTCTTGGTTGTGTCATAGAGCTGGTCGTACTCAACTCCATACGCAGCCAACTGCTTAACATCTCGGTTCAACTCAGAGAACGTAAATGGCGAATTAAGAGCGAGTTCCTTAATCTGATTGAACATTGTATTCGCATTCTGCATATCACCAAGGATTGACTGGAGAGCAATATGCTGCTTCTCCATCTCACCACCAGTAGTGATGATGCTCATAGCGAACTGCTGTGCGCCGAACACAAGACCTCCCTGCAAGAAAAGTGACTTCAAATCCTGTACGGTTGAATTCAGCTTTCCTGCATGACTGTTGGCTCTCTCGAAGCCGCGGACCAAATCAGACTGAACCTTTGCAGCCGTCTGAGCAATCTCCTGCTGACGCTTCTGTTCAAGCTCAACACCTCTTTGAACTTCTCGGTTTATTGCCTTCTGGTCTTGAAGAACCCTTGATGCCAATGTGGTATCGTGACCGCTACCGATGTTGCCAAGCTGGCCAAGATAACCCTTCCATCCTATAGGAGACGAAAGGCTGTCTTTTATATTTTGCAGCTGTCTCATTATAGAAATGAGTCTATGTATTTCAGCCTCCGTCTTGCTTACATCTGCACCGATAGAGATACCCCTGCTGTATTCCGAACGAAGCTGACGAACCTTGTTGCCGAGAGAATCGTATCGGCGTTCGGTGTTCTTCAACTCGTTCTGACGCTGCTTCTCATTTGCTTTTGCCTCGCGTGCTGCGTCTGCCTCGTCTTTCTTTCGCTTTTTCTCAGCATCTTGTTCTGTCTTGTATCTTTCTAAGATAGCATTCTTTACAACTTTAGCATAAGTCTTTGCTTCATCTATAGCATTGAGATATCCGGCGCTCTTTACGACATCAGATGCTGTGAGTCCGGTAATAGGATGAATACCTCCGTTATTCCTAATCTGTTCTAACTCAGTTCTGTATTTAGACAGCTCTGACAACGACTGCCGTATGTTATTCGTTGACTCAACACCAAACATCTGTATTCCTTCACCATGGCGTTTGTTGATTTCGTCAATAATAGAAGATAACTTATGAAGTTCTCTCTCTGCCTTGTTTGCCTCAGTTGCAACGCTGTTAGGGAATATGTTGAATCCAGCACCTTCCTTAGACACCTCTCCGAGTATGCGGCCTATTTTGTACAACCCGTCCTGGACAGACTCCAACTGCTGGAGTTTTTTTGGACTAAAGAAATCTTCGCTTGAAAATACACCAATGTTACGATGTAATTCTTTAACAAAGTCGTTTAACTTTTTTAAGCCTTGACCTCCCTTATCTCCAATACCCTTCGTTGCTTCGGATATTGCTTCCAAAGCATTCTGTGCCTGCTTACCAGTAGAATCAACCTTGTTTAATTCTCTGATAATCTTTTTGGTTTCCTCTTCAATTCTCGATTTTAGAGTGAGCGAGAAACTGAGGTCTCCCATATTTCCACCTGCCATATCCTGAATATTTTTAAAATTAGAGTTTATTGTTTAAGTAACCGACAAGATTTATTGTCTCGCCAACAAGACTTCCTTCTTTCTTCTTTTTCTCCATCCACCCGTCGTAGAGGTCATCCATCTCCTTCTTGGTGTGCTTCTTCGGACCGTCTTCCTTCTTGGTCTTTGGATATACGACAAGAGGCTGGTCTGCAACCATGAGGTCAATCTGTGCCGAAGAATAGCCCCACCAGTAGTCGTAGGCTGCGATGAAATACTTACGCTGAAAGAGGAAACAGAACTTCTCTGCTAGTGAGAAGGCTGCTCCCCAGCTTGTTCTGCTTGGATAGCTTTTGCTTCGCTCCTCGTCATCGTCATCATCACGTCCGTCATCCCGGTCGCTAATATGGTAGCCAGTGAGAATGCGTTCGATGGAATTTTTTTTTTAGAAACATCGAGAACTCTCAGAACCTCGGCCACGTCCACATCATTGATGTAGTAGAGCCAGCGCCAGTAGATCCAATACAGAAATCTAATCTTCCAGATGTTGTTGAGGAGAATGCAGACGCAAATCTTGACGTTGCGTTTCCATTCGTTCTTCTCCTTCGCCCTGATATGAGAACACCTGCTCATGGTTCCCTTGCGAAGCCAGCCGAGCCTGTGCTTCTTTCCACGGAACACGAACTCGGTAGGCTCGTCGTGCAGCACGCTGTCAAGCAACTCCTGCAAGTCCACTGAAGGCTGCTCTATTTTATTTTCTTCTGCCATGATTGTATGCTATTAAATGAAGAAGGGCGGCACGGCTGTTGATTAGCCTGCCGCCCAACGGTTTGTTATCCTGAATCTAATTACCTAAAGAAGCCTTTTCTCTTGATTAACCGCCAATGCCTGGTTCACCAGCAGCTGGAGCCTTAGTAAGCCAAGCGATGCTACGCTTACCTGCACCCTCAATAGAACCTGAGAACTTGAATGCAACTGGCTCAGTACCAGAGTTATCCCACTGCAAGGTAGCGTAGAGAGCGATGTTGGTAATAACCATGAGGTTCTCCTTCTCGTCGTCAACAATAACGATAGTACCCTTGATCTTGAACTTCTTAGGCTCAACAGCGATACCTGTAAAGCCGGTAGTAGCGTCGAGGGTAGCGTCACCTGTACCATTCAGAGTAACCTTGGTCAGCTCGGTGATAGCATCCTCACCGAACATAATTGTCAGCAAGTCCTTTGCCTTTGAAGGAACAACGAACTCTACATTGAAGTCGCCGAGCTCTGCTGTAGTTGCCCAGTCGCCTGCAAGACCGATAACCTTGTAGTGGTTGATGGTTGGGTCATCCATAGTCGCCTTCAGCGAGTCAACGGCAACCGGAAGCTCAACCTCTGGGGTGATGTCAACTGTAGCCTTGCTCAAATCGGTAATAGCCTTTGAGTAGAGCAGAGTTTTAGGACCATTGAAAATGTCCTTCATCTTGTCAATAGTTGTCATAGCCATAATCTAAAATATTTTAAATTGTTATACCTGAATACTTATTTCGTACGTAACCTTCCCTGTATGATCGTCACGGAAAAACCGGCGCCATCGTCTGTTTGTAGTGTTATACGAGGATTTGAAACAATGAGATTTTTTGTAGAGATTGGAAATCTGTCCATAATCTCCTGGACTTTCTCGTCAACGCTAGATACATCGAATGTATTTGGATTGCTTGCTGAAGCTTTATCGCGCACATACAATTCGATTTGAGCTGTAGTGGTGAAATCGTTGTAAACTCCACTTGAGTTCATCTCATTGTTATAGATACTAGATGGGAAGTATACCACGATATAGCTGTTGATTTTCGTATCAACTGCCTTTGGTCGGCTCCGGGAGTAGAGCTTGTCGCAAATTCCCTTCATTGCATTACCGACATCGAAATATAGAGTCTTAATACTAACCATATCTTACATCGATCTAAAGTATCTAACCAAATATTCTCTAAGAGAGGTAATCACGTCGTGACCTCTCTTAACCTCGACAAACTTAGCATAATCCACACCGGCAACAAGGAGCATCTGCCATGTAGCATCGTACTTTCCTTTGTTGTGCTCCCTGGAAACAAGTTCATCCCACGCCGCGTTTGGACCATATTCACCACCTTCTCCGTATTCACCCTTGTAAGGTCTCCTTCCGCTGTCTTTGAAGGAGAACGAACTGCGATAATACTTATCAAGGTTGTATCTCTCTCCGGCAGCAAGGGTTACTCGGGTTGGCTCTGGGCCAGGAGCATAATGAATCGACTGCAATGAGCCGTTGTAATATGTACCGATGGCTGTTGACTTGTACAAGTTACCGGTTACGTCATCATAGTTTCGAGACTTGTCAGCAGCCTTCATTGTCATTTCAGCCGCATGTTCCATCTTCTGCTGCATCTTTGCTACAGCCATCTGACGGATTTTTTTCTCGACCTGTAAAAACTGACCTGATAAACTTGTCATAATCTAAACCCTTGTCAAACTCCAATACACAACAGTCCTGTTATTATCCGGCTCGCAGTCCTTTACCATACCTATCTCGGTATTGTTACCGACAGTGGAGTAGATGGTGTCGCCGTCAAGAGGACATTTACCAGCATCCCATTCGTCATATCTGACCGGAATCGATGCCTTCCTCTTGTTCTGGTCGACGTTCTTGTCTCCCTCTGTAGTGGTATCTGTGTAACTGCGGCCTTCGCCATAGTAGAGAATGATTTCCTTGTCCTCACCAACTGGAGCATCATCATCGACGAACGGGTCATCAGGGTCGGTCTTTCCGACGACCTTCCTCACGATCTTGATGATGTGAGGGTATCTTGGGTTTCTGATGTTTTCCTTTTCCATACGCCTTATTTGATGATGTGAGGGAGAGGTTCTCCCCAAGGAGAATAATTCGCCCTCTTTACTCCGTGGGAGGTCACCCGGAAGGTGGACTTCTTCTTGAGCATCGAATCAGGCTCCAGCTCCGCATAGATAGCGTTGGCCTCTGCCTTCATCTCGCTCCTGTCGTTATCCGACATATCATAGCCACCTCCCGAATGAGTCCATCCGTTATCGGAGTCGGAGGTGTTGTTCACCTTGCTCGGACCAAGAACAAACCATTTCAGCATGTCGGCATAGGCAAGTCTCACCTTGTCCTTGTCGCAGGCTTCGAGGTCGATGCCATTTTCAAGCTCCCTGTCGTGCATGATGCCCAACAGAGCCTTTATCGGCATCTCGAACTTCACCTTATTAATAAGGTAGTCGTTCACAGTGTAAATGTTCATCTCCGAATCCATAGTCATACAATCTAGTTACGTTAAAGAATTAACCCTTCTGGGTGATGTCGATAATCCAACGGTAAGGAGCATCGAGCATAGCAGGAACAGAAGCGAGGAACAAGTCTGTCTTGAACTCCTGGAACATACCGTTTGCGGTAACCATGTTACGGAGCAGACCGAGACCGTTGTTTGTCTGTGCCCAAGCTACATCCACGAGCTTATTGCCGAGAGTATCGAAGATTCGCTTGTCGAGAATCTCCTTGCGCATAAAACGCAATGGCTTACCAGCAGGGCGAAGAACGACTGTTCCGTCTGCCCAACCACGAATCTCGGTAACTGTTCCGTCGAAGCGCTTGTTGTGCTCAACCTCATCGACAATCTCGATAGGAGAAAGGCCATTGAGGTCAACAACAGACTTCAGGAACATTGCGTTGTTCGGACCGTAGTTCTGCAATACTGCCACTAAGTTAGCGTTCGCCCAGCTCTTGTACAGCTCGGCAATCTGCTTGTTCTTCAAGAATACGTTGTTGTAGTCGTTCTTGGTCATCTGCCATACGAGAGGTACACTGCGGTACTCAATATGACTGTTGCGCCAATCCTCCTCAAACTTACGCATCTGTTCGAGCAAGTCGCAGTTCGCGTCGTTCCAAGCAAGCTTACCTGCCTTCTTGAAGTTCTCAACTGGAACCTTTGCGTCATACAGAGGCTCCTGGATACCGCGACCGATCTTGTCGTAGTCGATAACACCCTTAGAACTCAACTGTGCTGACATGTAGGTCATGGTCATGTCAAGAGAGTCATACAATACCTGAACCTTGTCGAGATAAGCATCAACCAGGTCTGCATCGTTGCCGAACTCATCCTGGAGAAGCTTCATCTTGTGATAACGCTCTGTCGCAGTCTCACGGAAGCCGTCAGCAGCGAAGTCTGGGATTGAAGCGGTATACCACTCAATACCCTCGTGGTCGTTCTGATAGCCCTCGCCGAGAGGAGCACGGAGGTTCATCAAGGTTGCAGGGTTCAAAGTGCGAAGACGAACCTTGAAGGTTGCGTCGCCATTATTAGATGTAGGGGTGAGGTTTGGATCAATGTCACCCTGTGTCAGATACCAGCCGTTGTTACAGCGCAATACGCCGTCATGATTGACGAACTTCTGAAGGTAAGTATTGTTACCCTTACCAGTGAAGAACTTCGCAAGCTGCTCGACACCAATATCAATTTTTGCCATAATCCTGAATCAATCTTTTTACGTTAGACAATAGGTTAAATGTGCCAGAACTCTGGGTAGAGTGACTTGTTCATCGCCTTGACAGCAGGAGGAACAGGACCCATACGGTCAAGCCACATAACGCAGTCTGGATTCAACATACAGAAGTTGTTGTTGTTGCGAGGCTGATGATACTTGTCTCCGCCGGCATTGAAATAAGGAAAATCGTTGTCGCTCGGAGCGAAGCAGTTAGGGTTAGTCACCATCGGCAATACCGAAGCACCTGCGCCAGCAGCCTCAACCAGTACGTCACCGACCTTCAATGCGCCGAGAGCAGCAGATAGTGTAAGTTTCCAAACATCACCTGCTGTGGCATCGGTTGTCGCCTCAACAGCAGAAACAGTCACACCCTTTGCCTTAGTCTTGAAGTCCTTCTGGCCGATCATGATGTTGTCGCCTGGGAATGGAATGTGAACGAATCCGTTGCGAACGATGTAGATTTCTGTATCGGTCTCAGCGGTTGTAGCCTTTGCTACACCGTAAGCCTTCAGAATCTTGAATGTTGCACCAGGACCCTCGTTGCCAGCTGTAAAACCAAGGTCGTGCTCAATCAAGTCACCGGCATAAATCTTAGCCTGACCCTTGAACGGATTGACGAGCTTACCACCAATAGGTGGGTGAACGAAGGCATTCTTAATGAGCGCCTCAAGACCGGCAAACACATATCGGGTTCCGCCGATCTTACCTTCTGTCTGAATGATGGTCGCACCGTGGTTCAGCATGCCACGAGTACCCATCTGTTCCATGTAGGAAATAGAAGTGTTGTCCATAATCTTTTTACCTTTTTAAAATTGTTATCCTGAAATTACTTCTTGTCTCCACCGCCGAATCTCTTCTTTCGACGCTCGGCCACTTCTTCCATAAACTTGTCATCATCTGTGGACGTGCCTCCGCTAGACGTGCGACTGCCTTTTGCAGGAATACCGTTTTCACCGGTAGCCTCCTTGTACTCTGCGGTGTAGATTTTCTCAGCCTTAGAAACCAGGTCGTCGATGTCGACATCTTCGTCCGGAATCTCCAGCTTTGCGATTGCAGCATTGAGGAAGTAGTTCTTCATTTCAAGGTTTGCCTTGTCGAACTTATCCTTCAAACCTGCCTTTACTGACTCGATGGTTGCCTTCCTTGCAGCCTTCTTGTCTCTTTCTGCGTTAGCTTCCTTGAGGGCTTTGATTTCTTTGAGAAGCTCGTTGTATTTGTCGTCAGGATCGCCATTCTTGGCGGCCTCCTTACGCTTGCGCTCCTCTTCCTCTTCCTTCTTCTTGCGTTCAGCCTCCTCCTTGCTCTTCTTTACCTCGTCAGAGATATTCTTGTGCAAGTTGCCGTTGATACGCTTCAGACGGTTTGCTAACTTGGTAACCAACTTGGAATTTGCTTCCTCGTCATCACCGAAATCTTCCAAAACATCATCAAGTTCCTCATCGATGGTCTTTTGGCTAAGTTCTTTGAACTTGGTGGTATCAACCTCCTTGTTCACTAATGCTAAGAGTTCCTCTCTTGTCATGTTGTTTTTTTGATTAAAATGTTATCCCGAAAGTGGTCCCTCCACCTCGAAAACGTATAAATATACCTTTTATTTTGCAAATATATGAATAAATATGCAATTATCCAAGAAAAATTGTATATTTTTGCAGTATTAAATGTATATTTATGCAAAAGGAAGTATTTTCAGGATTAAAATTGGATAACGGTGAGCCTATTTATACTCAAGAGTATATCCAATCATTAAGAGACGCCGATAAGAAGCATCCCGACAAGCTGAAGATTATAGCTCAGCGTGGCGGTCAGGAGCGCATGCTGTCTATTGATGCAGATATTAAGATAGTTGGCGGCTCGCGAGGTGGACCTCTGGATGAAGACACGAGAGTGTTAACTACTAGAGGATTCATTAAAATCAAGCATCTTAAATATGGCGACACCGTAATAGGACATGACGGTAAGGGACATAGAGTATTAGGTCGAATCGATTATCCTGATAGAGATTGCTACGAAATTGAACTATCTGACGGATCGAGTGTAGTATGCTCGGATGACCATATCTGGAATGTATCTATCGATGGCGACAGGAGATTTATACCACATCTTGCCTGTGAGATAGCTAGTTACATCAACGAAGGCTACGACATCACTATTCCCTGCGTAAAACCTGTAGAGTTTGATGAAAAGTTCGGCCTAGCCTCTGTCGCTGAGAGAACTGAGTCTTTAAGACGTATCATCGAAACATCGGGTAGATTTTCCGGAAAATACTGGAAGAAGACTTTCAAGACAAGAAAGAAAGCATTCGATTTCAAGTATCTGGTTGATAGTCTCGGTTCTGTTTGCTACGTAAAAAGGAAGTCAAACAAGAAATGGGAGGTTCGATTCGATTACAGAAAGAAGGAATTAGAGAGGAGGATTGTCAGCTGTAAACCGGTCGGCAAGCGAAACTGCTGTTGCATCGCCGTTGAGAATCCGGACTCACTATTCGTTGTCGAGGACTTTATCGTCACTCACAACTCCAAGTCCTTCTCTTCCCTTATGGAAGTTCTGAAGGATATCAAAAATCCAGATTTTCATGCAACAATTCTTCGTAACGAAAAAGACGACTTGCAGTCCTTGGTGACAGACTCTTACAAATTGTTCTCCCAATTTGGAACTTACAATAAGTCACAGAACGATATGACCTGGAACTTCGACAACGGAGGATGGCTCAAATTCTCGTACTACGCAGGAGCCTATCAGGATTTCAAGACACGATTCCAGGGGCGCCAGTATGCCTATGTCTGCATCGATGAGGGTACTCAGTGTCCATACAAGAAGTTCAAGTACCTATTGACCAACAACCGAAACGCAGCTCACATACGAAACCGATTCTGGATTACCTGTAACCCTGACCCGGAATCATGGGTGCGAAAGTTCATCGACTGGTGGGTTGACGAGAATGGATACATAATACCGGAGCGAGATGGAGTTATCCGCTACTGCTTCATGGATGGTGATACACCGGACTCTATCTACTGGGGTAACACAAGAGAAGAGGTATACGAACAGTGCAAGGGCATCATCGATAGCCTCTGGAAGGACAGCTACGAGGAACTTGGATACACGAAGCTCGAAATGTTCATCAAGTCGGCAACATTCGTTCGCGCTGACGTATCAGAGAACATTAAGCTTATCTCTACCGATGCCTCATATCTCGCCAACCTTGCCCAACAGGACGAGGAACAGCGCATGCGAGACCTGGAAGCTAACTGGAACTGGAAAGCTGCCGGTGATGACATGATCAAGATGGAAGACCTTGATGAAATCTACGACAATGCAGAACAGATAGGAGATGGAAAACGCAGAGCTTCTGCCGATATCGCATTCACCGGAGGCGATAACTTCGTAATGTGGCTTTGGGAAGGATGGCATTGTAAAGACTTGGTTGTTCTGAGGCTGGACCCTAAGACACTCGTTTCGGTAGTTGAGGCCAAGCTGAGAGAGTGGGGTGTCGAGGAATGTAACTTCACTTACGATATGCAGGGTATCGGTCAGTACTTTAAGGGATTCTTCAAGGATGCCGTCCCATTCAACAACCAGGCAGCACCTATCGCTAGGAATCATCAGGAAGAAGAAGGAATCAAATACCTATATAAGGATTTGAAGTCTCAGTGCGCATGGTTATTCTATAAGATGATAAAAGAGAAGCAGATTTCCATCGACTCGGCCCTGCTTGAAAGAAAGTATTCAGGAAACGGATTTGACAAGGTTCCTCTCAGACAGATTCTTCAGAAGGAGCGTAAGATGCTCAGACGTGACGAGAATAGCGATGATAGGGGATTCAAGCTATTACCTAAGAAGATTGCCAAGAAATATGTCGGGCACTCGCCTGACTTCTTTGAATCTTGGTTCTACGTAATGATATTCAGTTTAACAAAAAAGAAAAATAAAAAGGTAAAAGGATTATGGATGCTGTCAAGGTAAAAAATTTCAGAAAGATTCTCGTAAAGAAGCCTTTCTTTGAACTCACGCCAAAGGGGTACATGACCCACGATGGCTATTGCAGGAACGAGGTGTCCGATAATGAAGACCCTCAGATGCCGCAAGATACATTGTACAGAGTGATTAAGACTCAGAAGGACTTCCTTCGTGAGTTCTATCCTACGTCCCACAAAATCTTCGACAAGGATCTCTACCCTGACATCTGGAGAAAGAACCCGGAAAACGGGAAATGGTATGTCCAGGAGATTCAAAGAACGGCATTTGCTTTCCAGCAAGTTATTCATACGAAGCACGTTCTCCACATGACAGGTAACGATATTCAGTTTGAGCTTGCCGGTGATCCTGAGATGAAGAAACAGGAAGAGTATATTAATCTTCTTGCCAAGTTTAAGAAGGGATGGTATATGCACGATATGGAGATTCGCCACTATGAGGCTGTAAGTTCGTACATGAAGGTTGCTGAGGCTGCTGTAGTCGGATTCTTCGATAAAAACAAGAAATTCGGTACTCGCACATTGGCTTTCGATAGAGGAGACACATTGTATCCTCAGTTCGACCCTCTTACTGGTGAACTCGTTGTGTTTGCTCGCAAGTATTATGACTTCGATGAGGAAGGCAATGAAAAGATTGAATGGGTAGAGGTGTGGGATGACAAGACATTCTACCGCTTCAAGAAGCAAGTTAACGAAGGCAAGGTCAAGGAGACTATCAAGAGAATTGCCAAGATATTCGGAATCGACGACTACACTTGCGTTGAAGAGAAAGCTCACGGCTTCCCATTTATCCCTGTTGCATACGTAAGAAACGATGACGGCCCATGCTGGTCTGTTGTGCAGAAGAACATCGAGGACTACGAGGAAGCTTTCTCTTATCTCTGCGAGAACAACAAGGCTTACGCCTTCCCTATAATGAAGTTGAAGGGCGATGGTGACGACATTACCGTTGTTGGAGATACAGACGGATCGGCTAAGATGATTCAGATTACCGATACGAATGGTGATGCTGACTTCATTAACGGAACAGACGCTTCCGATGCATTTGCGACACAGCTCAACAAGTCGTATGACCTCATCTATGAGCTTTCGTTCACAGTAAAGCCACCGGAGCTGAAGTCGGGTGACCTTCCGGGCGTTGCCATCAAGCTGCTCTATTCTCCTGCTATCGAGGTTGCTGAGAACGATGCCAAGAAGATGCATCCGTTCCTGGATCAACTTGTTCGTATCTCAAAGTATGGTATCGGAGTTGAAGAAAACTGCATGGCCACTATGACCGGTCTTCCTATTCACGCTTGGGTGGAAATCTATGTGCATCAGAATAAATCTGAAATAATAACAAACTTAGCGACAGCTGTTCAGAACAACTTCCTCTCAAAGCAGACTGCATCTGAGCGTTGTCCAGACTTCCCAGTTAACGATGAATACGACCGTATCATGCGCGAGAAGAAGGAAGAGGATCAGCAGGACCTCCTCATGGATATTCAGCGTGCGGATAACGAAACTCAAAATGCAATCGAGGAGCAGAAAGCTACTGCGAATATTCAGAATGGAGGTAGTGGAAACGTACGTACGGGTCGCGGAGCTGGACGCCCAAATAAGTCAGGAACCAAATGGGACGAGAATCGGAACGCCCCGAATGAGAACAACTGGCAACACTACAACCAAACCCATTAATAGCCTATGGATGAATTAAAACGTTCTGTCAATTACAGCAGGAAGCGCTTGCAGGCAATCCGAAACTGCGAGGACCATGTTGCAGATATTCTCTGGAAATCGACACAGAAAATAATTGCCGCAAGTAAGCGATACAGAGGTGCGGGCAGGCTCACAAACGAGTCAGCCCTGCTCTCTTACGCCAAGAACGTTACTGCTGATGCAGAGGAGAGTATCAACAGTTACATCTCTGCTTACTCCAAGGTTTCATGCAAGATTCTCGGGATTGACAACGAGAACATAGAATCGTTTCTCGTCAGCGACATCTACGGAAAGACGACATCCGAAAGAAACGCCGTCTATCTCGGAAACTTTGCTGAAGATATTGTAAGGATGATCAAGGCAGGAACCTTGATGGGATATTCAGACCAGCAGCTCCTGTCTTCCATCCGCACAGGCTATAAAGACCCATATCACACATCAGTCATCACCAAGGCGAAGAGAAAGGACATTAATATCGATGTTCCTTCTTACGGAAAGGGCTACTACAAGAACGCCTATCAGAATATCGTAAGAAATGCTTCTCAAGTGATTGCTTTGGCGTGGGGACAGGCAGAGCAGGAGTATGGACAGGAGAATAAGGCTATCGGATTCTATGTCAAGAGAGGAAGCAGTTATCCTTGTGATATCTGTCAAAGCGAAGCCGATGCCGGCCTCCATTCTTTCAAAGACCCATATCCGCCATTTCACGTTTCGTGTTGTTGCTACACAGTATTTGCATTCAAGGATAATAAAAAGAAATAAGATTATGATTGAAGAAACAAAAGGATACACGTTATCCGTCGATACGTACAAGAAGGCGAAGGCTCTCAAGATGAAAGACCCTCGCTATTACATCTACGCCAGCCTCCGTGGTTCAGGTATGTCTGTTCGTGACAGCTGGGCCATCGCATTCCAAGGAGAAGGAATAGGTGTGTGGGAGAAATCTTTCCTCGAAAACGAGATGAATAAGCTAGAAGCCAAGGAGTCCGTTCAGAAGAGAATCGCAGAGGTACAGGGCAAGAAAGCGAAGAACGAGAACGCCGATGAGCTCACCCAGGAGGAACTTATTAAGGCTACCTCGAAGGAAGAGATTCTGAGAAACCTCGTTATCGCTCAGCGCAAGCAGAAGTTTGGCTCTCCAGAGTGGCAAAAGACGACTGCCATGATAGCCGACTACTCTAAGATTAAGCAGGACGAAATTGATACAGAAAATAATGTGGTCCACTACTATATTCCTCTATCAATGCCTCGATGCTGCGAGGACTGCATTATCTTTAAAAATGGTCAGGCGACTTTCCAAAAGAAGAAGAAATAGTTAAATTCGTGTTAAAGTAACTTTGTTTTACTAGAAATTCAGCAAAACCAAGTACCTTTGCAAATAATTAATGTTCACAGATTCTTTCTGCTGAGCATAATTCAAATTATTTTGGTTAACTAAGAGGGGCAGTGTCTTCACAGATACTGCCCCTCGCTTTTTAAAACAAATATATAAGTAGAAGAAAACTTTGAAGTCAATTAAGGATACTTCTCTCCGGTAACCAACTCAAGTATACCCTTAAGCCTATCATTAAGAAGGTCGTCATTGAATACAGGAAGAACACCGTATGGAGGCAGTTTCTTAGTCTCTGCGGCCTCCAAAATGAACTGGAGCGCCTGTACTAAGGAAGTGTGGTCTTGAACGACCTCAAGCAATTTATCGCTCATCCTTGCCTCCTTCCTTTTTAATCTGTTCTGCCATCTCAAGAAGAGTCTCGGCGTGCTTATCGCGGTCGATGACTTCCTGTACGGCCTCATCGCTCTCCTTGCGAAGCTGCTCTTCAGTCTTACCATCGTCGGCAGCAGCGTTTCTTCTTGCAGCCTCACGAGCAATGTATTCGTCACGGAGTTTCAACTTACCTGCCGTGTATTCTGCATCGCCAGGCAACGATGTATCCGCATACATAAGCTGGGCAAATGCCTCGATGATGTTTCCATTATCCTTGGAGAACTCATAATGGTCTCCTACAGCCATAGGAACACATTCATCGAGCGCAGCGTACATTGATGTACCGATAGAGTATTCAATACCCCATGTACCGGCAATGTCAGCAATCTTGATGAAAGGCAGCGAGCCTCTCTGTAAATGCTTCTTGATATCAGCAGGGATATCCTCTCTGAGTGAAGCAACTTCTTTCTTAGACAAGCTCTTACTGAACTTCAGCACGGTGAAGTGTCTTGTCTTGATAGTCTTTCCAAATGGTAATGCCATGATAACAATATTTTAAAGTTCAACTTTTATTTCCTTATACTCGAAATCTGTGCAAGATGGATTCTCTCCTGAAGCAAACTTCTTCTCGGTAGGGTGGCAACACTTGCCATTCTTGAAGAAGAAACAATCCTTGCAAGTGTAATCAGTCTGTTCCATGTTCCTTACGTTTTTGATATTCCATCAATGTCAAGATACAATAGTTAGCGCAGTCAAGAAGAGCATCTTCCAATGGCTCATTAGCAACTTGCGCCTCATTGTCCTTCAATGTCTTAATGCGATTCACTTTCTCTCGTATCTTTCCGTAGCCGTAGTTGATACCAAGCTCATCATACATTTCGGAAAAAGCATTCCCATAATCGTGATTCTTGCGCTTATAGGTATCACTCATCTTGTCTGTGATTTCCTTGAAGCGGTCGGCATCACTCTTCTCGGATTCTTTTTTGATTGGTGTTTCTTTAAAATCCGAGAAAATAGAATACATCGCCAAATCAACTATATCCACACAAACTGCTGCTAAATCGGGTTTAAAGAATGCTACGATTTCGCATTTTTTATCCGTTATAGCTATATCGATAACTTTGATATGTTGAATCCTATCAATAGAGCCTAATGGGTCTATTTTATCAGCAAACACCGAGCCTGCAATCTTTATCAAATTACACTTCGTAATCTGCAAGACAGACCCTATCTTAATATCTTCTATTCTAATCATAAGCTATTTCTTTTTACTATTCAAATAAAATGCTCTAAGGGCCATAACCTCTGATGGGTTGTGATAAAGGATAATACAGAAATCACCATGTTCTTCTGTGTGAACCTTTCGTAAACCACATTCCTTGATAAATCCATCCTCACCAATGTAAGGATCAAGGATCTCGCGAACCGCACTAGTATGACTTGGTTGAACAACAATAACGCCACCAGTTTCCCGAAGTTCTTCTAGCTTCTCCCACTGAGCTTCGATATTTTCGTCTCCGTAGAATAAATCATAGCCATAAGGCTCTGTGATTTCTCTATCAATGCCCATTCCCAAAGGAAGTTCAATTACTATAATCGGTTTCATAAGCTATTCCTCCTTATCTTTTAGTTCAACGAAATCGCCAATACCCAAACGAGCATTGTTGATGCAAGACGCAATCCAACCCATCAAGTAGGCTGAAGGCTCGCCGCCGTGTTCCATGCCAGTATGATCCTCGATGGCATCGCAGACGTGAGAAGCTCTTCATGGCAGCAGTAGTTCATCGACATAACCTTCTGACACGGAAACGAGACAAGAACGCCACGTCTTCTGTCGCTCTTTCTGACAGCATCGGAATACGTAACGCCGCCGTAATCACTATCGGGAGCATTGCACTTGTCAAAACAGGAATCTATCAGCTCTTTCAGGTCTTTGCCGATGTGTACCCAAAGTTTCAAAGGGTAGATTCCGTTTCCGTATTCGTAATATCCTTTCTTCTTCATATTCTCAACTATTTTTGTTTTGACACAATCTCGATGGCAGACAATAATGTCTTTTCGCTGATACCATTTCCACTACCAACACCATCTTTCTCTATCTTGTCAATGGAACTCTTTATAGAACCTACTGCATCATTTATGCTATCTGCACTACTCATCGTATTTTCGATAGCTGATTGCAGCTCATCGAAACGCTTGTCTATATAATCCTTCAACCTTTCTTCGTGCTCTATAACGGTTACAGAGTTTGAGATTTTCCCGTGCGCCCAGCACCTATCTATGCATTCGTAATAATCACCTTTTTCTTCGCTGTGCTTTTTGCCAGATACAACTCTTAGCTCAACAAAATTTTCTCCGTCCATTACCGCATAGACACCATCTCCAAATGGATATAGTTCGGCTTTTTCGAAATCCGACCTACTTTCATTTCCTTTGTAAGCGACCTTTCCTAAAATATTAACTCTAATCTCCATATCTCAACTATTTATTATGTAATCTACCAATATGCCACTTTGAGCAAACCTTGCATAAGTAAGGATGCCAACCAAGTGCCTTCAATCTCGGAATCTGATTCAGAAACTCCCAAGCATCATCCTCTGTCTCGTATGCGACCTTCGCCTTCCATGAATGAACCTTCCTGGTCCAATGCTCAGGGTCTGGCTTGAACGGAGGAACCTTGTTCGGATTGTGATGTCTTCTCATATCTGCCATCTTAATCAATTTTGATCCTCGTACTCCTCAAACTTTTTGCGTATCTGTTCAAACCAGAATACTCGAAAATCGTCATCGGAAGCCTTCCACATCTTCTTCAGCCATTCATAATTAAGGCGCTCAATGGTTTTTCGGATTCTGTCGCCGTAGGGGATTTCGAGCAGCATCTTGTCAAAACCACCTTCCGGCTCAAAGCTCACGTCAAGCGTTATGCTGTGATCCTTGTATCGGCAAGACGACATCTTGATACCAGACTCGAACGCTTTGTCCACAACATTATGAATAGATCCGCGAATTCTGTCGCCATCTATAAAGGCATCGGATATACAAAACATAAGTTCTTCTCCCATAAGCTACAAACATTTGAATGAAACACTGTTCAACGTCCTGTTCACCGCGACCTCCCTATCGTTGCACATGGTCCTCATGCACTCCATGGCATCCTCGCGAACAGCAGCCATAATCTCGCTCATCGAAGCAGTGGCCGGAACAATATTCCCGTCAGCCTTCTTCTTCGTGATACAGGAGATAATCTCCTTGATATATTCCTTGTCTATCATAGAAATCTGTTTTATTACCGTTAATCATCAGGCTGAATGAAGCTCTCCGGCTGCTTGATATCCTCCTCACCACGCAATTTATTCTTCACGTCGTTGATGAGAAGCTCCTGCTTCAGGTCAATCATCTGCGCGCCGTATACCTGATACGTCATTCCGCCCTGTGACCTCTTCTTGAAGAAGCCGTACTTGTCGCTCATATCACGCCCGAACTTCTGAATCGTAGGGATATCCTTCTCCTCGACATCGTTGGCCTTGCAGAACTCGACGAACCTCTCGTACATCTCCTTGGCAAGCATGCATTCCGAAATCTCGCCCCTCGCCTCTTGGCTGCATCTCATATCATACGCCCTTATCCAGGCATAGATAGGATTGCTTCCTAGAAGAGAGATGAGCAGCTGCCTCCTGCTTCCCTCAGCTGCCGGGAACCTGTACTTCCTGCTCCTCAGCTCCATCGCGCCACGGAATATCCAGTTGAACACTCCGCTCAGCTCCTCACGAATAATCTTGCTCGCCAGCTCCGGGTCCTGCCTCTCCTTTGGTATGGTCACGTCGAAGCTCACGTACTGCAAGCGCCTGATGAATCCGAGCGAAGCATCGTCTGGGAACGGAAGCTCGTTGAGGTTGAAGATGAGGTAGGGGATTGAGTTCCCCTCCAGGATATCTCTGCCGAGCTTTCTCATCGGGACGGGCTCGCCGCTCACGAGTCTCTTGAACATTCCGGTGTTCTTCCTTCCGAACTTCTTCGGGTCGGAATCGGAAGACCAGTTGAAGATGGCGTTCCTGATGGGATACCTTCCCCTCATTCCCTCGTCTCCGTCGGCAGTGAGGTCGGCGTAGTCCATCTTGCTTATCCTGTCCTTGCCGAATATGTTGCAGGCAACGTCGAAGATGACACTCTTTCCGTTGGCTCCCGTACCTATAAGGAGAAGACAGAGCTCAATCTTCGATGATTCCTTCCCCTCGTACGGATTGTATGCAGTGCCTCTCTGTATAAGACCGAGACCGAGGAACATCTGGAGGATCATCCTCGACGTCCTGTCTGGGAGGACCTCCTTGATGAAGTTCATCCACCTGTCGCACTTCGCCTTCGGATTGTAGTCGTATGGGTGGTAGTATGTGACATGGTACTCGGGAGAGAACGGCATCACGTTCGGATACTTCAGACCGCTGCCGAAGTCAACAACTCCGTTGGCGAATGCAACGATGTCGAAGGTAGGTCTCAGTATGTTGTAGCACTCTATCACCTCCATGAATGACTTGTTCATCACCGTACTGATGCCGAGCATTGGAGCCATGGCCAGGTCAAGGAGCAACAGCTGGTAAGCCTGTTCCAAAACTATCTTCGGAACAGCTTCATATATCTTGCCGTTGAACATGTAGTAAGCACCGTTGTAGTACTTCACCGGAGCCTTCTTCGCAAGACGTCTCATTGACCTGATGAAATTAGACTTCAGCTTGTTGTACTTCTCAGAGTTCGCCTTACCCCAGTCCTGACAGCGGAGCTCTTCGAAGCCGTACTCGTCATGCCTCGAAAGGTCAAGCAGCTGAGCGTGCAATGTGTCTATAGCAATACCATTTTCCATTTATGTACAATAATAATATTAATTTTTCGTTATTGTGTAGGATAAACCCCGATAAACAGGGGCTTTCTGAAGGATAACACGTGTCAGGTCGTCCTTACAACATGTCGTCTATAAAATATCGACAACACAAAGATACAGATAATATCCTGAATATCCAGTAAAACCCTAGTAAATAAAGGGTATAAATATACATTTTAGGTATACATTAAATGAAGGATAGGTATACATTAATGGTTTGGTCTGCAAAGTAAGAGTTTATGCTATCAAATGTTAATAAATAACGGATGAATGAATATGCATAATTATCCTTTATGGAGAAAAGTAATTAAACTTTACAAAAAGGCTTAAAAATCGGAAGAAAAAATTTTTAGATGAGGTGACTACCGCGCTGATTTATAGCTACAAAGGGGGTGTGGGGGTGTTTCCTCTGAAATATTTACATTTTGTGTCGGTTTATATATTGTAAACCGTCGTGAAACAATATTTTTGTAATTATTTCAAATTGTCGGTTTATATTTATAAAAAATTTATGTAACCCATTAATAATCAACACTTTAAAATTTTGTTTATATTCATTTTCTCGCATAAATATACATTATTACTATTCCGTGAAACATCAAAACTTATTACAAGATACTTGACCAAAATATATTTACCATATTTATACATGCATAAATATTCGTGTTTAACTTATTAAATACATTTTAACGAAACTGGTAAAAGATTATTACATGAGTAGTTAAATACTTTAACATAAACTGCCACTTTGGCGGGCGTAACTACCTGTATATCAATTAGTTAGCAATTTGTAAAGATTAATGTTTCTTAAGTTAATTATTTAACAATTACTGCCACTATAGCTTCATAAATGCTTGATTATTAGATGATTACAAGTCTGCCACGTTGTCGAAAACGTTAAATTATTCAAACCTTAACAACTACTGACAAATGCTGTAATTATTACAAATAGCTAACTATCTACAAATCAAGTACTTACAAAAGGTTAAATGCATAAATACTCATTTTTTTACTGGTTGTTTGGTACACCATTTGCAATTAGATAGGTAACAAGCAATATTGCTTGTGAACTCATTCAAACAAATAGTTATGGATAAAGAGATTAAAGGTGCTCAAGGATACGAGCACGCTAGTACTAAGGTTGCAAGTTATGTAACAGAGTGCAAAGGTAGCGCAGTTTTAGCGCAGAGTTTAGAAGTACTTAATAGTTACCGAAAGAAACTATTAAGCGAGTGCAAAGATAGTGAAGTTGTAAGCGCAAAGAAAGAACTAGAGAAAGCACGTGCTAAGTACAACAAGCTAGCAACAAATTACGTGCTTTCAGACGAAAGTTACTGCAATTTGCAAACAGAGTGTGTGCGTTCTGCTGTTAGCGAGTTTTCTCGCAAACACAAATTACCTAATTTCTTTGCTTGGTTTGATAACAACGGCAAAGACAAACAAACATCGATTATAGATAGTTTGCAGCGTCTTGGCTCTAAGTTGTGTTCTTTACACCAAGCATTTACAAGCGGTGCAAAGGTAGCAAAGAAAAAGAGTGAAAGCATAACAGACCTACAAAAGCAAATTGCAGAACTGCAAGCCAAACTTGCATCAGCGCAAAAGTAACACAAACAAGGTAGCTAGAGAAATCTAGCTATCTAGTTTTTCCTACTGGCTATTTGATAGGTAGCCAGTGGGAAATTTTACTCCAGGTTTTTCAACTTGGAGCGGGTCGTCGTGTCCTTATTTTTCCCACACAATTTGGTAAACCTTGTCGTGGTGTGTGGGCTTAACTCAGAGAGAGAATTTATTCTCCCTCAGGGGACTAATTGCCAAAATTCAAGAGAAGTATCTCAGTAAATCGAGAGTGCGAGAGGCACACCGAGATGGGAGAGAGTAACGTGTTACTCAGAGACATCCATCCGAGAGATACGCAAAAATTCCTGGCGTGAGCGTCGAATGAGATGAGACGGCACGACGGCTAGGGAATTTGTATCATCTAGCGAGATGAGAGTTTTAGAAAGAAATCATAATTCATATTCTATCCCGTTGGCTGCGGGTTAAGGGATACGAGATATCCTGAAAAGCTGCGTGTTGGATGGCACGTGGAGTGGTTTCCGTTGCATGGATTTTCCTGCACATCATATTCGCTCATAGTTTTTAAAGTGTGGGCTAGCGAATATAAAACGCACTTTCTGAAATCGGTTGCTTGTCATCCGTGCGAGATTTATCTCCTCAGAAATAAACAAGCTGCTGGCAGAAGCATAAAATCTGTAGGGTGTGAGCCACGTAGTTAAGACGATAAAGATAAAACGTGGTGCAAAGATGCACATCCTGGCTAACGGGGCGGGGAGAAATCTCCGCTCTACAATTATCAACCATTTAAATATTTTAGATTATGAACGGAATTAATGTAAATTTGTGGGCTATGCGCTCAGGTTTGGATGATGCAGTTTATCAGTACAACATGGGATGGATTACCCGTGCTGAGTTTGCTAACATTTGCTTCAATGTAAGAGAGCCTTACATGGGAGCGATTAAGAATACCATTCTGTATATTCGTGACAGATGGTTCTAGCCTAATCTCCCTACGCTTGTAGGGAACGAATAACCAAAAATATTAGAATTATGAGTACGCTGAGAATTAAATGCCTCGATATGTGCGAGGTTGAGAGTATCATTGCAGATGCTCAGGAGATTTTGAGTCACGTAGAATTCGGGTCGCTAAATAATGGTGTGCTTACATTATTCTGCGTGGCGTGAGCCTAAAAATCTGTAGCCAGTACGATAATTGTCGTGTGTGGCTACGGAACAATTACCAAAAAAAATATAGATATGAAAGTGAGACAAATCATTTATTCAAGTACGATAATTGTGCTTGGATTTATTCAGAGTGCGCCGGCATTCATTTGCTTGGCAAGTACGATAATTCTCCTGAATGTGCTTGGAATTCTTTACGGAATTCTGCTTGTGTATATTTGGAGCAGTACGGAAAAGGGTAAGTGGTATTTCCGTGAGCTGTGGAGATCTACGCTCCGCTTGGAGAATTTCATCCTGCCTGGAGTGTGAGGAATCTGGGAAGTACGAAAATTGTGCTTGGAAACATTTGGCTAAATTCTGCTTGGAGAAATCCAGGCAGTACGATAATATAACCAATTAAATTACAGAATTATGAAACAGAGAATTTTTATCGCAGTGTTTGTTTTCGTGTGTCTTGCACTTGTAGCCGTATCCGTTGACAGCGTGAACTGTCACAGAGCGAACGTGATGCTGAGAAAGACAGTTATCAGCCAGGCGAATGAGATTTCAGAGCTTAACGGCTGTCACACATCAGAGGGCACTACGATGTTCGTAGGTCTCAGAAAGTAGCCAAAAATGTGCTCAGGCATTTTCCTGGGCATACTATGTAAAACCATTAAACAAATCGAATTATGTTAGACAAGAAATCACAGAAGAATTTTGAGCGTGCGCTTATGCATGAGATGGAGAAGATCAAGATTGCTGCACGCCAGTGGCATAACAACAATACTAAGGGCTACAGAGATTATCGTAGCAAAGAGGCTATCTCCAAGAGTTTCTCTGAGATTGCAGTATTGTGCATGAGCTAAATGTGCGTGGCGGTTGTCACGCATACTATTCACCAATATTTAAGAATTATGATAGATGAAGAATACAAAGAGAATGTAGAGTACATACTCTCTACGATTTTGCCTAAGTTGCAGAAAATCCAAAAAAAAGTATTGAAAAATCAATCAAGACTGAGCCTTGAAGTTAGCGTTAGCAATAAAAACGGCGAAGGGTATATAAGTTGTTTTGCCTGTGTCATGAATGACATGGGAGAAATAACGGATACTTGTTTTCCACGTTTCATCTGCGTATGCAGCAAAGAGGAGATTGACGAGCGGCTTAACGAGCTTAAAGAGTTCATCAAGAAGTACATAGCCTGAAAATTGAGCGTGGCGATTGTCACGCTCTCCTACAAACCAAAATGCAGGAATTATGAAAAAAGACATCTTTAGTTTTTTAGGAGTATTGGTGATATCTATGCTCCTTGTAGGTTGTGGAGTGTATGCGCAGAAATTAGAGAGCGACAAATCTCAGTTAAAAGAAGACGTGCGCAGATTAATGAATGACATCGACGACGGAGGAGACACGGATAAATATCTGTGCGGTCCTGATTACGTAGAGAGGTTATGGAAATGGTCACACAACCAGTAGCCAGAACTGGGCAGTACGATAATGTGCTGCCTGCTATTAACCAAAACATATAGAATTATGGAAACAGTAAGAGTAACTGACAGACACGGAATAGAGCGAGAGTGGGATATAGTCACAGAGAGATGTGTAGGGTGCTGCTTTCACGGATTGATGGATGGCAAGATTCATTGCTGTCCTCATAGTATTGCGTGCGGTGACAAGTAGCCAAATCTGCGGGGCACGTCCTGTGTCCTGCATCCATTATTAACCAAATCAAATTCAGAATTATGACAGACGGAGACAGAAAGTTCCTTGCCAGGCTCGTAGCGAGTCACAAGGCAGTTATCAGCGAGGAGTGCAGACGCAAGAATCTCGACAAGAGCGAGTATTTCAGACGCGTAGCACGTGCAGACAAGAAGGCTCAGGAGATTGAGCAATCGTGCATGCGACCTCGCAAGTTCTAGCCAAACATTCTGTGCAGTCTATCTGCACAGAAACCATGTTAAACCATCAAAATTAAAGAATTATGGAGAAAATGACACAGAAAGAGTTGAAGAGACTCGTTAGAGTAGGAGCTGCCAAGGATATAACACACAGTTCAAGCCGTGCAGCCATCCCGGAAGAATATAGTCAGGTAGGCTATTCTTCCGGTGTGTACGGATGCAACGGAATGCTGTTCCGTGGTCACAGCGGAAAGCTGTATGCCATTTGTGCAAGAACTACGGCTATCTGGGTTTTCGGCTAAAATTACGGGTAAGCGTATGGTGCGCTTGCTCGTTTCTATTATCAACCAAAATACAGAAATATGAATATACAGAAAGTATGGGATGCGTTTATCAATGAAAATGATAATCCATCATTCGTAAAGATGGCATATGCCGTAGTAGATCAGCTTGGCGGTGTTAATGAAGACACAATGCTTAATACGCTCGATAAGGTCAGAAATGCCAATGAGGGGTACACTGGATTCTGTTATCATTCTCAGACAAGCAAGTTCTGGAAAGAGAACAAGAGTGCTATCATGGAGAATATGCACGAGCTTGCCGATGATTTGGGAGAAGACCTTATCACGATGATTAAGGGCTTCGGGAATTTCAAGGACGACAAATCTGTCACCTATGATGCTATCGGCAAGGCTCTGTATGCTCCTTTTAACGAGGGCGAGAGCAGAAATATCTACGACACATTTGCCAAGTATGCATTGGAAGAGGTTGCGGATCGATTCCAGGACTGGTGGTACGATCAGGACGAAAGCGATTTCGGTGATTAGCCAAAACAATCCTCACTCTCACGGGTGTGGATTTCTATTAACCAAACAGATTGAAATATGAAGAAAATTGAGATTACGAGAGCTGGCATGGGCGAGAAATGCCCATACCCGAAGTTCGGCAAATTACTGGCAAAAGGCTATATAATGTGCCATCGCTGCAAGTATTGTGCTGAAATTATCAGTGAGACAGAAATAATGTGTAACTATAATTAATCTGTAATTATGAGTGATTTAGAGAAAATACTTAATGACGATTTACTGAAGTGTAAAATCGTTGAGTCAGTAGAGAATCCTGTTAGGCGTGTGGACCTCATCAAGTGGACGCACGACAATACATACTCTATTGCAGAGGTACGCAAGGATACCGGTAAGCTAGAGGTCACAGACTTGAAAGCTGCCAGTGGTCTTGAGGCATACAAGCATTTCTACAGAAATTATGGCGACATTGCCATATGTGGCTAAAACTCCCCACATCATCGTTGGGAACCATTATGAACCATTAAACAGATGAATTATGGAAAAGAATATTTGGGAATATGTTATGAACAGCAAGGGTGAGGTTATCGAGAAAGTAGCCGATTATATCGGTGTTGAAAGCTTCGCCAAGGTAATCGAGAGCCTATATCGTGAGTGTCTTGAGAATTTCGATGACGCAGATGATTTAGAAGAATACATTGCCGATTTGTACGGAAAGAATATCCAGTCTCTTGCATGGGAGTTTACCAATAAGGTAAACAGAGAGATGAAGAAATATCTCCATCTTAATGACCAGCGCATGGATGGTAATTTTGCCAATCTGTACAACGATTATCCTAGACACGTTACAGGTACGTTCTGGGCGACGGACTACGATGGCGACGATTACTACGATTTTTATCCTCAGATGGTAGCCAGACTTGATGCAGCAGAAGACAGCGAACAGGCTAGCAAGGACAGAGCGTACCTCGAAGAATGGTATTTCGAAGCATTCGGTACGTACAACATCAAGTACAATTTCGGCAATTACCTTGAAGAGGTTCACTCCATGATGGAGGAAGATTACGAGGAAGCCTAACAATATCCCCTAGCATGGGGGTATTCAATGTTAAACCATTTAAATGATATTAGATATGAGTTACGAATTTGCAAAGAAAGAAATCGGCGATTACAGAATCACCATTTACCAGGATAAGGATGCCGAATGCCCTTGCACAGAATGGGATTTGGCAGGCGTTTACTTCTGGGACTATTCTGATTACGGATACAACAGGGAACTTTCTCGTGGTTGTAGCAGTGAAGTCGACGCTGAAAATGCAGAGGCTGCCTTGAAAGAGCTTGTCTGCAAGTATGTTCCACAAAAGAAGATTATCAAGTATATCAATAGTATGTTTCATTGCGATCATCTGTGTCTCGAATACGACAAGTCGTGCCACATGTGGAGTTTTGAAAGAAAATCAAGATTCAGCATCGGCAAGAACGAGTGGTACAACATCAGAGATTTCACTCCTAACGAACTGAAGAACGAGGATGTTAGGGATGAGCTTACAGAAGAGCTTGAAGAAGATGATTTTATTAATCTCCTTGAAAACTGCAAGGATATAGCATTCTACGAGTGGTCTTCCATTGGATATAGCCAGGGAGATTATGTTAGAGGATATGCCTATTGCGACAAGGAGCGCTTCAAGAAGATGGTGGATACGAATACCAAGAACTGGAAGAATCGTGCCATCGAGCTGTTTGAGAGCGAAGTCAAGAATATTGGTATGTGGATGTGGGGTGATGTAAAAGGTTACGTCCTAGAAAAGAAACGCCCGTATACAAAATCGTACGAAGACGGTAAATCTTCTGATTCCTACGAGTGGGAACAGATTGATTCCTGCTGGGGAGAGTACTACGAGGACTCTGACGAGCTGATTAAAGACGCTCTCGAAGAGAATGGAATCAAACTAAAAGAAACAGCCTAACAAGGGGAGCTTGCATGCTCCTCTTCCATTAACCAATTAAATAGAATTATGGGAAAGATTACAATTTCACAGAAGGGAAGTAGAACTATCTACAGAGTGAACAGAAAAATCGTGTGCTATCGTGACGGGCACAAGTATTGTGTGGGCAAGCCATCATCTGGCAGCACCCATATCGAGTTTGATGCCTTATCCGAGAATATTGCACACGAGAGATGCATTGAGATTTGTGAGCGTAGAATCAATGCGGACATGAAGTATCAGAATCCTGTCGCATACAACGCCCACAGAGTATTGAACGCATTAGCCTAAAAGATAGCCTCCGGGCTATCACTATTAACCAATTAAACAAAGAGAATTATGACACAAGTTAATTTAGGAACTCGCACGGCAAATTTACGTGCAGCTTATAGCGATTTGAAAGATGGATATACCATTATCGTTGGGAAACTAAAGATGTGGATATACACTTGTAAAAGATGCGGTCCGTCGTATGGCAAGGATTATATAGCCTGCGATCATTATGGTGGGCAGTGGGCAATAGGAGTAAATTTCAAGGATTTTACAGACCAAATGCGTAAATTTGGAGAAGGAAAACTTGCTTACAACAAAGAGTGGTAGCCTAAAAACGGAGGGAGCAATCCCTCTGACATTATTAACCAACAAATTATGAGATTATGAATATAGCGATTTTAGATTATTCGGCATCAGAAGTAAGACTGATTAAGAACTGCCCGGATTCATGGGAAGAAGAGCAGATTGAGGAGTATATCTACGGAGAAGACGGACTCGACCTCAGTGAAAGCAGTACATACTACATGTGCGGTGATGCGGTCAGTATCAAGCAGGAAGAATACAAGCCATAAAAGCGGAGCGTCATGGCTCCGTACTATTAACCAAATTATTAAAGATTATGAAGAGATATTACGTATCTGTCACAGAACATTTGAACAAGGTAGTCAGCGTTGATGCTGAGAGTGAGAATGAAGCCGTACAGAAAGTGCAGGATGCCTATAATAATAGCGATATTATTCTTGACGCTGACAATTTCTCAGGTGAGGTTATCGAGATCGAACCAGATCAGGAGTACTGGAGAGAATCCGAAGAAGATGACAGCGCAGCACTCCAGCACATCGACTAGCCAAACGGGGAGAGTAATCTCCCTACCAATAACCAAAACATAAGAATTATGAATAAAGACAGAATCCTAGAGATGTTCTTCGAAAAAGCCAGATGGCAGTATGCTATCGAGAAAGGCTTATTCAAGGACATGAAAAAAGCAGTAATGTATCAGCTTACTACACCAGAGGCTCGTCTGGCTATGTATCAGAGGATCAAGAGCGGAAATTACAAGATAATGCCGCCTCATACAGCCAAGATTCCGAAAGACAACGGAGATTTCCGTACGGTCTATGTGAATGAGGCTGTGGACAGAATCCTACTGAGCATAGCAAACGACCTCTTGTTTGAGCTGATGCCAGAGATGGTGCATCCGCGCTGTACGTCATACCAAAAGGGTATTGGCTGCGGTCGTGTGGTGCAAGATGTGTCTCGGATAATATACTCAGCAGAGGGAAAAATCATCGGGTGGAAAGGCGACTTCTCCAAGTACTTCGATTCCGTGCCTATTCGATTCATTGATTGGGCATTTGACAAAGTAGAGGAGAAGTTTGGAAAGTCTGCACTGATAGATGTCATTCGTGACTACTATCACACAGATATCTATTTCGATGAGGACAACAACCTCTGTGAGAAGTATCAGTCCCTCAAGCAGGGATGCTCTGTTGCCGCATGGCTGGCTGACGTTATCCTCTACCATCTTGACGACAAGCTGTCTAAGCTTAACGGATATTACGTCCGCTATTCAGATGATACGCTGTTTGTCGGTGAAGACTATGAGAAAGCCATGGATATCATGAAGAGCGAGCTGGAGATGATGCAGATGACGCTCAACCCAAAGAAGGTTGAGTATCTTGACGCTAATCACTGGTTCAAGTTCCTCGGATATTCCATCAAGGGTCACAATATCTCTCTGTCGTCCACACGTATCAAGACATTCCAAAAGGAGATTGAGAAGAGGACGATAAAGAAACGTGATACCACGATGACGAAAGCCATCAATGCAGTAAACAGGTATCTCTACAAGGGGTACTGCGATTACTCTTGGTCTACTCAGGTTCTTCCAGTCATAAACGTGAAAGAGGACATCGACAAACTCAACGCCTTCGTCATGGACTGCATACGTGCGGTCAAGACAGGCAAGAGAAAGGTCGGTGGTCTCGGATACGTGAAGACTCAGGCTGTAGGTTGCATAGACCGAGGTCGTGGCAGGAACGTGAAAGCCAACAGGAGTAAGACAGAGAGCGAAATCAAGGGGTATCTATCAATCGGTTGCGCACAGAATGCCTTACGAACGAGCAGGGCAGCGTACAACACATTGGTGAATACACTGTAGACGTGCATCCTAGCGCAAGGAACTGCCGGAATGAAGACACAAGGTTTTAAATATCCCGGTTGCGGAGTACAGGGACCATCCCCTACCTAGGGAGGTCCTCTGTTCGTCCTAAACCGGATATTATCAATCTGATATAGCTATGCGCAGTATCTTCCGACCGGCAGACTCTGTAACCGAACACACGGACGTAGGAGAAGGACGGACTAATTCAGGCGACGCCTCTATAACATCATCTGAGGGAACCGAGTAGTCCAAGTTTGCAACTTGAGACTCCTCGGGGCCCTCGTATGACGCACAAGGCGTAGCTCATCAACGAAGTACAGAAATGTGCCAGTCCGTATGACTTCCACCGGTGGCGCACACCACCAATCCCTGACGGATGGCTGAAGTTTATGCAACAGGTTTCTTAACCAGAGTAGTTGATCCTGGACGGCTGCGCAGTGGGCGCATTGTCCTGGATCACCTATTCTGGCGAATCCTGTGTCAAATCAGAAACATAAAGTATTGTGTCGGAACCATCGGTCAGAGAATCACCCAAGCACGAGGGTAGTCTTTAGAGGAGAGTGAATTTATGAGTGCTGTTTCCATGCCGCCGGCTGACGCTGGAAGCTCCAGTAGAAGCCGGCGGCATGGAAACAGCACTCAAATCAAGCTGCTATAGCTACGGGCCACGCTCTCAGATGAAGACAACGTTATTGCCAAACGAGGTACACGAGGAGGAATTCTTTATATCACGAGCTTTGTAACTCGCGGGGAGGCATCCTTAGAACAACGATGCTCCCCGCGATATCAGCTCCCTCAATCGCCAAGATAGAGATAGACAACAGACCTATGAGTGTACCTACAAACAATCATGTGAATTGCATCACGACTTATCAAGAGTATGAGGTTTAATAACCCGTGAGTGGTATACCAGCGCCTGCCGTTATCACCGCAGGCGCTGGTATCCAAACACGGGGTCGAATCAAGAACATATATCCATGCAACATAATACATGAGATAAGTCTAGGTTATTGCGAGCCGAATGGTGCGCAAGGAGAATAGATTGTACAATACGGTATCAATCATCCTGAAGATCCAGGTGGTTACCTGGATCTGTCAGGACTTAGATACAGTATTTATCAAGAACTTATAGTTACGCAACAGATTCTCTGAGCGCACTCCTATTAACCAATACAGTAGAATTATGACATACGACGAGATCATCAATGCAGTTGAGAATGGTGCAAAGTTCACAATCAACTTCCAGAAGAGAACATGTAGAGTGAATGGCAAGGTAGTAATGTCCGAGGAAGATAAGCCGAAAGATACACCTTACATGACACATGCAGTAGTCCTGTTCGCAATAGAACAGAGATACAGGGCATACAAACATTCTGTGCCTTCAGAGCGTTCTGAATCCCATCGCCGCTACTATTTCAAGGCTTTGCCTGAGAAAGAACTCTCCGATGAAGACATGATGTACGGTGAACGACGAGAGGTAGCTAGATGTAAGCTGGAGCTATACATACTGATTCAGCTTCTAAGAGGCAACCTTGCATGGGAGAACAAATGGGGAAGATGGTTTTGGAAGTCCGAGAACGACAAGGACCTGGTTATCCTCAGAGACTGGGTTGAGCCAAACAAGGGTGGGGCGTAAGCCTCATCCACTAGAGTTAAATAAATTTTTAGTAACCAATTTAATTATGAAGCAGATTGTAACAATCACTGGTGAGAACTTGAACATCGTAACTAACAATGTAGAGGCTACAGCAGCTACCGGTAAGAAGACCAAGGCGCAGATGCGACTCGAAGCTCTTAAGGCAGCAGGTGTTGATATTAGTAAATATTTCCCTCTCGGTGACGACAAGCTTATCAAAATCGAAAATGGTGCGGCTGTCCCTGTTGATATGGACGATGCAACCATCGATGCGGTAGGCAAGCAGATTGTCGAGGGTGGATACGTAAGTAACTGGAAGCTCTTCCGTCGTTGGGTTATGTCTCAGATGTTCCACATGTTGCGAGACATGGATAAGAACGGACGCACATTCAACGAGGTGTTGCAGCACAAGGGCTACGAGTACCAGTGGCGCATGTTGGAGAACGAGCTGTATGCTCAGATGAAGATGTGTGACCACAAGGACTACGAGAACACCAAGGCGAGAAATCGCTGGTTCAACGGCTGCGTAGCACACGATATGGCTATTGACTATATTAACAAGCTTCGCAGCTACATTGACGACAAGTGCATCTACACTGTCAAGAAAGACAAGGATGGAAACAAGAAGAAGACTTACAAGCATACCTGCAAGGGTAATCCTTATATCCGTCTTCAGAACGAGGACATCTTCGTCGCTGACTTGGATAGAAAGGTGTACAATCCTCTCCGTGACCTTGCCAACAAGATGGGTGCTGTTCCGACCTACACCTACAAGGAGCTCTACGATACCGTTCGTGAGTTCAATAAGAAGCGCAAGCATCTCGCATGGGACACCAAGCAGGCAGATGCATTCATTCATGCTTACAAGGGTTCTGGTTCCTACTACACGATGAGAAACCTCATCATGTTCCATGGAGCAAGATTCATGAAGAACGGACGAAAGATGTCAGAGGCCAATTCTCTGAAAGAGCTTGACTCTAAAGCCAAGCTCTACGATGAAGAGGGTTGGAAGATGCTCGGTGTACTCAAGCAGCTTATCAAGGACAATAATATCAGCGTCCAGGGCAAGATTCTTGAATGGAAGAAAGCCAAGAGCGAGAATAAGTAATCATCAGTAAGACGTAAGGTTCGCCGCCTGAAGAATGGTGGCCCGGCAGCTTGTGTTTACAAGAGCTTCTACAACGAAGGATCTCCTCCAGTTACTACTGGAGGTAATCCTTCGAGCTAAAGCTCTCTAGATCGAACTTATAGAGTAAGGCGCCAGCCGGGGACCATTCTAGCCAAAAGTCGGTTACTGATTCGGTAACCGATTCAATGTTTAACCAAATAAAATAAGGAATTATGAAGAAGATCAAGAAGATAATCTATGTAGACAAGCTTACTCCAGCACCCCTTGACAACAAGAATGTCATGCTGGACTGGTGGGAAGAGAATATGTTCGACGACGGAAGCTACGCATTCTCAGGTAATACGTATCTAGGATTCATTGCCGGTGTTCCGGTAATGGCCACCGTCAAGAACAATGTTGTCGAGCTGAAATGCATCCCGCAGCCCTACAGAAGCACGGACAAGCTTGATGATTTCGGAAATGCAGTCATAAAAAACTTGACTGAAGACGAATGTCACCTAACGACCTACATGGTTCCGGCGTACAAGCAGTACATAGATGACGAGCGTGAGGGAGACGCAAAACTACTAATATCGTTCTCCATCTACGAAGATGAAGCTACGATTTCATTCCACTGGAATGTACCGAAAAATTAGCCAAAAGGTCAGTCGTTAGCAGCGGCTGACTACTCATATCATAACTAAATTTTGTTTAAATGGTTCAAAGCCGGTCTGTCGTGAGACACGCCGGTTTTTTGTTCGCAAAGTTTAACCAATCAAATTAGAATTATGAGTAGAAATTACTGGACATTAGGTAAGGAAGGAATGAAGACTCGTTTGTCAAAGGCACAGGCAGCTTATGAAAACGCATTGGAGAATGTAGATAACCTGCACGTCAAGATCAGCGATGGCAACAACAAGTTGGGAGCTATCCCATCTGTATCGCTTATCCCGGTCATGGATTGCGGTAACTGTGCAATCTGTGCGAAGAGCTGCTACGACCTCCGCAACGACTTCATCTATAAAGAGGTTATTAAGACGAGAGCAGTAAACTCCGCAATCTACCACGAGGATCCTGAGCGATACTTCAAGGAGATTGATGATTACCTCAACTACCGCTATCCTAGAGCATTCAGATTCCATATCGGCGGTGACATCCAGAATAAATGGTATCTTGACAAGATGTGCGAGATTGCTCGCAAGCATAAGGATACCAAGTTCCTGGCGTTCACGAAAATGTTCGATGTGTGTAACGAGTACCTTGATGAGGGCAACGTCATTCCTGAGAACATGCACATTCTATTCAGCGGGTGGCTTGGTCTCAAGATGGATAACCGCCACGGATTCCCGGAGGCGCATCCTATCTTCGAGAGCGGTACATCAGCACCGGAAGGGACACGTCTGTGTACCGGAAACTGCACAGAGTGCCTGAAGGAAGACAGACTATGCTGGTCCATCGGCAAGGGTCAGGCGGTAGGATTCCTTGCACACTAGCCAAAATCCTCGTCAGTAATGACGGGGTACTATGTTTAACCAATTAAAATTTTGAATTATGGCAACAGCAAGAAGAGGTACAAGAATGCTCAAAGCTTCCGACATCATGAAGAGAAAGGGCATTGTCCAGAAACAGATGGACATGAACAAGTTCAACGAGGTTATAGAGAATTTCTTTATGACCCACGAGCCTAAGGATACGATTCTCCTTACGCCGAAGAGATTCATTGAGATGGATAACCCGCCAGAGGGAGACTTCATCGACTATCTCGATGTCAGCATATGGGAGAAGAAGAGCGAGGACCCGGATGACCCGTTCGACTTCATTGACTATCAGTTCATGAGGAAGAACGGAATGCTCCGTCCTATTCTTATGGTGAACGAGCCTTTCATTGGCAATGCTGCCGGGTGGCTGAGAGATTTTTGTGGATTCACTGTGAAGAGCAGAACACGAAAGAAGAAGAAGGAATACATCGTGTCTCTGCCGGTGTAAAACCGAACAAGGCGTGGAACATTATAGTTTCACGCTCCTAGTATTAACCAATTAAAATTAAAAATATGAATGATTTTTTGAAATTAGCAGAGAATTTAGGATGGAGTTATAATGTTGACGATACACCTAACGAAAGAGGTGAGGTTTGCGTCGAGTTAGAGAAGTATTCCACACAAGGCCAAGATTTCATCGCCACAATTTGGTTCGAGAATGGCAATAAGTCTGACTTCATGGATAAGTTGTATCAATATTATAGCGACTTCGATCCTGACGAGGAAGCCAGTAAATGGATTGGCGAGGATGGACATGGTGCTAACGACGCGCCATACAAATTATCGGATATTTTGCAAGATATGGAGGATTGCAAGGATATGCTTCTAGATTTATGGCACGAGTATTTTTACGATGAGTACCCGGAAAATCGTCCAAATGAGACCGACGAAGGGAAGCGACTCGCAGGAGAAATCGAGGAGAAATCCGGAAAGCATTACCACTCGTGCTCTCTACAGAATTATCCGAGCGGCAAGTACGGCGTTATCATTGATGGCTGCCAGAAGTTTCTATCGGAATGCAAGGAAGAGACATTAGCCTATATGAAAGGCGTGCTTATGGGCCTTGATATCGAAAGAAAAGACTAAGCCAAACAAGCCTGCCAGGAATGGCGGGCATCAAGTTAAACCAAAATATTAAGATTATGAAGAGAAAAGTATTGAAAGACAAGATTGATGAGTTGCGTTCAACAGCAAAGATGGAACTTGCATGCACCATCCGTGAGATAATGAGAGAGCACAATGTGCAGAAGAAAGAACTTGGCTGGCCTGTAGTTGTCAACAATAGCAGTCTTGTAGATATTGTAGAGGTAGGTAGTGGTGATACCGATATCCCGGTTTTCACCATAAGTGTCGGTGCCGGCTATTATAAAGAACCTCACAAGGTAGGTGCATTGGACGATTGCGTATCGGTCGAGCTACTCGCTGATATTGCGACTGGGTTGAATAACGAACTGAGTGGATACGTCAGCACTTATGTGGCAAAGTACAGATTCATCTATGAAGACGGAACTACTGCTGACATGGATGAGCCTTATGTATTCCTTGCAGAATCAGAAAGAGATGCCAAAGATAAGGCAGATGACTATGCAGAGGTATGGAATGACTGGAATGAAGATACGATAGAACTCGTATCAGTCGAGAAGCAGGCTGCTTCGGAAGGTTAAATTAGCGTTAAAAACGGCAAAGACGATGGTTTATATTATAAACTTTTCGTATCTTTGCCACTAGTAACCAAAATTATAGAATTATGACAGAAGAAATAAGAATCAAGACAAGAGATTGGGAGAGACTTCTGAGCTACACTCAGCAGCAGAAGTACAAGACTGCCATCAAGCAGGGGTGGTTCGCCAATTATCACAGCAACGCCTGGAGGCATGACACGTTCTATGGCGCATACATCTGGAAATATCCGAAGCTTATTAAGGTTGTAAGAATGTTCGAAGAGATGCTTGGACATAAGCCATTATGGGAAGATATCACCGACGACAACCTCCGTGACCTCTTCGAGAAGATCCAGGAGAACTACGCTCCTAACTCGGCAAGAACCGTATGTGCAACCATCAAGGCTGTGATACGTGAGAACGATGCTACCAGGGAAATTCCTAGTCCTACGTTCGGCAGAATACTTAGAGCGAAGGCTGTACCGGTCCAGTCTGTATATCTCTCTGATGAGGAGATAAACAGAATCATAAAGTACAACCCTCACGGGAAAACAAAAAGATATGTTCAGAGAATGTTTATCATGGAATGTCTCTGTGGCGCACGTTACAGCGACTGCCAGAGAATGACGGAAGAGAACATAGATGATACCGGACACTTCCTCGTCTATGTTACTCAGAAGACAAAGACCGAGGTAAGGGTTCCTCTTCACAAGAAGCTACGTCCGTTCCTCGTATGCGGTACTGGTGACGAGCCTCTTCCGGGTGAGATAGGTGAAAGGACGTTCAATAGAGCACTCCGCGATATCTGTCGTGACTGCGGAATAGACACGAATACAAAGGTGTTCAAAGCCGGAAAGGAAGAGACTGGAAAGAAGTATCGGTTCGTATCATCCCATACCGGCAGACGCTCGTTCGCAACGAATCTCTCAAAGAAGGGAGTGCCTCTTGAGCAGATTGCCGTCATGATGGGACATACCAGTAACGGTATGCCTAATATACAGATGACACAGCGCTACATTGTCGGTAAGACCGAGATTGACAGCAATACACTGAGATTGTTCGGCGTCTATGAAGAAGACCTCGATAACGGTCTAGATGAGGATTAAGCTAAAACTGGAGGTGGTTAGTTGCCATCTCCTGCCATTGTTTAACCAATTAAAATAATGAATATGGTAGAAGATTATACAGAAGAAGAGTTGAATAAACTCATCAATGAGTGTCGGAAGAAGTACGAAAAGCTAGAAAAGGAGACCGTTATGAAGGCTCTGACTGGCGAGATTGGTACGAACTCCGCAATGGTGGAAGAGTTGGAGATTCTCAACATCCACTATCACGATGAAATGGATGAGTACGACATCACTGCACCTGACCTGAATCCTGACCTTATCGAAAACTTCAAGATGGCAGAGCGTGATGGCAAGAACGTCATCTTCGAGGCACAGGAATATCTTAAGATCCTGGGAATGTGCGAAGAAATGTTCAACCAGAAGCTATGGGTCAACGAAGATGGCCACATATGCGATGAAGAAGGTAATAGACTTTCCGCCGACAGAGAGCATCGTGTTTTCGAAGTTGTTAAGTGCGGAAAATAAGATATTTCTAGTTTTTCATAGCTAGATTTGTTTAAATGAGCGTCCTCTCTTGCCCGTGAGGGTAGGAGGGGATTTTTTAAAACGGCCCCGATTAGCCAAAAATAGGGAGCTTCGGCTCCTGCAATTAATAACTTAAAAAAAATAAGAATTATGGCAAATTGGGCATCAACAAGCTATCGTATTGAAGGCAACCAAAAGGACCTTCAGGAGTTAAACAACCTTTGCAAGGCGTTTATGAACAAAGAGCGTCCTGTAATGGAGGAAGGAGCATCTGAGAACTGGGAAGGAAACATTGTCCTGGCTCTTGGCGAGGAAATTGGTGATAGCTACATTCGTGGATTTATCCAGAATCTTGAGCTGTCAGATGGTCTCTTGAGCATCGATGCAGAGGAGGCATGGGGAGCAACAGACTTCAATAAGCTCCTCGAAAAACACTATGACGGCATGAAGGTGTATTTCATAGTGGAAGAGGAAATGTGTGAGGTCTATGCTACAAACGACGCAGAAGGCAAATACTTCAACTGTTGCTCTGTATTGACTTCGTATGTAGATGGAGAATATCACAGAGAAGAGTTTAAGAATAAAAACGAGGCATTAAAGTATGCAGCGAAACTCATTGGTCGTGATTCTGTCACAAAGTTAGAAGTTGCAAAGTGGAACGAGGAACGCAAGAATAAAGGCGTTTTTGAATACATAAACATCAATGGATGTGATATTATTGACGAGTAATAATTTTTAAGCCCTACGCATCACGGATAAGCGGATTATATGGAAAGAAAGACAAAGCATCTTACCCTTCTTCCCGATGGTGTTTCCTTACTATTCGATTTCAGTAAGTGCGATAATTATGCAGAGGCGATTCTTGCTGACTACATATATTGTCCAACGGACGAGCAATTAAAAGAATCTATTTCCCTTTGCTTTCCAGATAACGCTTCTCATCAAGAAATCTCATTCAAGGAACTAAAATCGAAATTTTCGAAAGTTATTCCCGGCATTAGAAAGGTATATTATGTGGCCGTATACAACGAGAACCACGAAAAGATTGCGGTCGTTACAAGCAACTTCTTCGGTCGTCCAGGATTGTTTTATGCAAATTTGAGAATTGATGCCGACTTGTTTGGAGATAGAGATGAGGCAGAGGAACTAATAAGGAAAGTTAAATCGAACGGAATTTGTAACAAGCAGCGATATTTAGCTATGAAGAAAGAATCTCCTGATGTACAATACAAGATAATAGAATGGAAGTTCTAGACTATAAATAGCCGCTTATTCACTTGTAGATAGGTGGCTATTTTATTAAGATAACCACCAAAAAAGCAACGAAAATCACACTTTTTTCTTAAACTACGTTAATTGTAAATATTCTGTACTTTAATGAATATCACAATTAGCAGATTTTACACCACACGAAACCTTTAGCTATACCATTATCTTCAAAACGTTTGTCCTCGCTTTTTACTTTAATAAGTTCGGTTTATGGTATAAACGGAACTATTGCACAGAATAGAAAATCGTAGTATCTTTGCAGTGCTTGTTAGGAGTAACGCACTAAACAGCGGACATATGAGTATAATTAAGTGAATATTCACTTCCCTATACAACCCTATCCAGAGTTCGGAGCGTTACACGAACAAAGGATAGGGTTTTCGCTTTTCCTATTCCTTTGTTTGATTAAACAGGTAGTCTTGGTGGATTGTCGGCTAAATACACTCGTCTACACAGACTTTAAACCCACGTCACAAGAGGTGCATGGTGACACCGCAGGAACTGAAGGCAGAAGGCGGGCAGGGCTAGGCGTACCTAGAAAGCTGCTTAGATTAGGTGCTGTACGATTTGGCAACCGGATCCGACCGAAGGGGCTCATTATACTGGGTTCATGTAACTTCGAGTGGAATATTCCTACCAAGCTCTCATCGTTTCAATGACTGATGGGGGTAAGGGGGAGAACCACTCTCTCAGAGGTCTATTGCCTGTTTCATATAACCTTTTTTTTAAAAAAATATTAATATCATAAATTGTAGAGATTATGAAGTATGATACAAGACAGATAGGAATAAAGTCCCCTGACGGCTTGCTCGTAGAGAAATGTAAGATGACACTTGACGAGCTTACCAGCCGTCGATTGGCGTTAGGTAACAAATACCGGGAAGATATGAATGATCTGGCAACCGAGTACGCAGTAAGAAATTCCAAGTTTCGTGTTGGAGATATTGTAAAAGTCGGAATCGGTAGTCCTATATATGAAGATATACCTTGTGAGATTATAGAGGTGTTTGGTAGCTATAATGCAATGATGGCACAAGGACGCCCGGCTATCATGTATGTTGTCCAAGATTACAATTACAGAGAATGTCACAAGGTTGCGCAAGATCAGATTGTCTGCAAACTTTCATAATGTCAGGAATATGACATTTAGTTAAATACTACAAACATTAGTAACATGGCAAGAATAACAAGAAACAAAGCTGCCGAGATACTTGGAGTATCAAGACAGACTATCAGCAACTACATCAAGGAAGGCATCCTAGGAAGCTACGTAGGCGAACACGGCATCCTGTATGTCAACAGCGAGGATATCGAGAAATATGCTCAGAAATACAAGATGATTGCAGCAAACGAGAAGATGATTGACGAGAAGCTCAAGGAAGTCGAGTATCGCAAGCGCGCAATCAACGTAGAGCTCACTGAACTGAGAGACAGAGCTACCGCAAACGGCAAGCTGGCTGCAAACGCCGTAGGCATGCTGTTCGGTGTAATCAACACAATGTCGCATCTTGGTGTATTACCGAATCTTACCTATCGTGAGTCCAATCTTCTCAAGGACATAATTAACGGAATGACCTATGACGAGCTGTCAATCAAGTACGGCGTGTCTGCAACGAGAATCAGGCAGATTATAGACAAGACTTGCAACAAGCTTACCTACAACGAGAATATTGTCATTGCTGAGCTCTCAACGAACAGAACCTTGCAGTATGAGGTTGAGCGCCTGAAGAAGGTAATCAAGTCGCTACAGGTAAGCTTCGACGAATACCGGCGCGCGAAAGGTGACAAGCCTGTCAGTAGCGCAGTTCTTCCTCCGCTGATCCTTTCTAGGGATATAAAGGAATGTGGCTTCTCTGTCCGCATTCTGAATGCACTCAAAGGCTTCGACGTATATACCGTAGGCGACTTGGTTCGTAATCTCCGGGGAAGGTCAGAGCTTATGAAACTCAGGAATCTCGGCAGGAAGAGCGTCTGGGCTATCCTTGACTTCGTTGAGGAAAACAATCTCGACTTCAAGGATAACGGAGAGTCTGAGGAAGACTTCTATATCAGGCTCAATAACAAGTTGTCAAACCAAAAAGATTAAGTATATGAAAATAAGACTAAACAAGAGTGCTGGCCGTCTGGAAATCAGAACCAAGAAGAGGATAATAGCCTTCAGCTGTGATATTCTGAAAGGTTCTTATTACCTAGTCCCAACTGTAAGATTTGACGTCAGTAGGGCATATGGAGAGAAGAGCATCTGGTTATTCTTCCTAGGTGCTTTTGTGTTGATTGATATTTTTAAAATAAAAGACTAAGTATATTTTTTTAATTTTTAAACATTATGAGTGTAAAAAACATTATTTTGGCATCAGTACTCGCAATAGTAGTACTCGCCGCAGGTTCAGTTATCGGTTGTTATTTCCATTACAACAACCAGGAAATCTCACTTCGCCAGCAGTCAGAGGCTCAGCGTGGCAAGATTGAGGGTGTTCACGACAAGATGTGGAAGGTTCTTCAGCAGAAGGCACAGGTTACGGATGAGTACAAGTCCGCATTCGAGTCCATCTATCCGAAGCTTATCGAGGGCAGATATTCAAAGGGAGACGGCTCGCTTATGAAGTGGATCAAGGAAAGTAATCCTAACTTCGACGTTTCGCTATACAAGGACCTCATGCAGTCCATAGAGATTCAGCGCTCCGAGTTTCAGACATCACAGGAGAGGATGCTCGATATCATCCGTGAGCACGAGACGCTCGTGAAGACATATCCGGCGAAGTGGTTCGTATCTGATACCAAGCCTATTGAATACAAGGTTATCTCCTCATCCAAGACAAAGATGATCATGTGCTGCCCCTCAAAAAGTAGACACAGAAAGGTGGAAAACTGATGGAAAATGATTACCTTTGCAAGCAGATAGAGTTGTGTGCCCTGTA